ATGGAATTACAACAAAAGCAGCCTCAGATGGAGAAGAAGCTTCTCAACCAATCGACGGTTCAGAAACAATCGATCCGACAAAATCGGGTAGACCAAAATAGGCTTCAAATTATAGGAACGGCAATTATATTAATTGCCGCTCTTTTGCCTTTTTTGAATAATTTTTTAAAATTTATTTCACCGATAATAAACTATGACCCAGATGCTATTGTTCCCAACACTGTAGGGAAAGAATTTTTATACTATGACACTGTAATTTATTATTTAGCAGTTCCATGTATAGCAATTCTCGTTGGTATTGCTCAGTTTTTAAAACCTTACAAATTCAGTTATTATATATTGATTGCATCTGGCTATTTTCACTTAATAACTTACATTAATTTTATTTTCTTTAATAATAACAATATAGATGTGATAGCAAAAATTGCTATTGTTGCCATTTTATGCTTGCTTCTTATTCTTATATATTTCTTATCTAATTATCAAAAAAGTTTAGAGGATAGAGATAAATTTAATATCAGTACCATTGATCGACTAATATCCATACTTAAAAAGAAGAACAATATTTAATTTATGGGAAATATTAGGAGGGAAAAAGCCAGAATTTTAATGGGGCTTAGTGATCGCTTGTGGGAAGATTATACAAATAATCTTCTGTCTGAAGAAAGTTATCTATTAAAACTAGAAATGGTAAGAAAGCAAATAAATAAAGACGTATTATCTGGCTTAAAAGAACTAAAAATTTTTGCAAGTGAAATAGGATACACTATTCATGAGGTAACTCCAGAAGTATACACTTTTAGTTTTAATTAACTTTTTACAGTTGTCTTATTTAATGACTTCATTAGCTCTTTCATATCTTTATTCATTTCATCTTGCTTTTTAACCAACTTTAAAATTTGATCCTGAATAAATAAAAGGCTTTTATCTTGTGTGTTAACTTGAGCAAATAAAAGTGTAACAACATCTAAAATGCCCTCTATAGTGTCGTTTGGTTGTGGAATTGAAGCATTTTTATCATAGATAATTTCAGATTGAGTATTTTCAGAGTTCAACATTTCTCCTTTTCCCTCTAAAAGCCATGATTCATTGAATCCATAATATTTTGAGTATTTTTTTAAAAAGGATACAGTTAAATATTTTTCATTTCCTTTTAATGCTCTAGTTAAACTTGATTCCGATATTAATCCTGTACTTGAAATATCTTTCTGTGTTTTTATTAGTTGCTCACCCTTAAGGTGTGCAATAGATTTTTCTAATCTTTCTTTTATATCAATTAAATTGATGTTTTCTTTTTTATTCATATATTTGTTTAAATTAATTTGTTATGGCATCCAAAAAACAACTTAAAGAATACGCTCGAAATCTCGAAGCATTGCTTCTTGTTAATTCGGAAACACTTGGTAATACTGCATCTTTGGTTAATATCTTATCTGACAATGTATCTTTAGAGGTTAAGTTGCAAACCGTAAAAACACTGGCAAGGGTTAAGTTAACCGAGGAAGATATTGGTGTTTTACGTACTTATAGACGAAGTCTTTCTAATCAAATAGAAAAGCCTGTACTTTAAATCATGCCAGATATCTTTTTAGTATCGTTCTTCACTATTTTGGAAGCAGTTATACTAAATTTTACTACTCCTTCACTTACGATTCCAGAAGCATCAAAAGCAACTTCAAAATGTATATCCTTAGAATTGGTTATTGAAATACTATTTTGCTTTAATTCTGTTTCAGCATGATTTACGGAGTCTAAAACTTCTTCTACTGCTTTTACGATCGCATTTTTTAAATTTTCATTTTTCATATTATTAATTGTTTAAAAGTTATTGTTATGGATAATACCACTACTATTATTGAGCTTGCAAAGGAAAATGCTTTATATAATTCATTTCTAACAGATATAGTCTTTTTACTGTCTACAGATAAGGAAATTGTAATTCAGAAGTATAAATTCTCGCAATCTAGTTTCATATTTAATGAAATTAAAAAGCTTAAAGAATTATCAGCCAAAAGTTAAAGTAACTTCTTTTGTATTATTCTTTGAATATTCATCTTCCCATCTGATTATTATTTTAGGCGTTTTTATCCTTCCTTCAGCTAAAAATGCGAACATGTCAAAATACTCATCTTTATTAAGATTCATAAATGGCAGTTTTCCATCTTCATTAATATAAATACCGGAATCTTCATTTTTAATTTCCTGCCAGTCTATTACTATGTTATAAGCTGTAGAAGGTCCTGAGTTACTCACTCTAATTGTATCACTCTTACTATTATCAAATGTTTTTATTGAAAGTGATGCTTTCTTTTTATTCACTTCGTCTTCTTTATTACTTTTTATAAGGTATTTATTGATAATACTCTGTTGTTCATTTAGTTCTTTTTGTTGTTTATTCAATTTTCTACTTGTAATAGCAGTCCATAATAAAGATGCAGCGGCTACTATTACTGCCCAAAAATCGAAGTTTTTCAAAAAATCAAGATTGTCCATATTAAATTTTTATATCTGGTTTTCAGTGTGTTAAATATTTGTATCAAATAAATTGATATATAATTTTGTAAATATCAATTTTATTGATATATTTGAATTATCAAAGTGACATTGCAAATATATAAACAAAATGAAAATAGCTAGTACGGTTTGCCGTAAAATAAAAGAGAACAGAGAGCTATCATTAAGATTAGCTAGTGTTTTGGGTGTAAAGCAACTTTCTGTTGAGCAGTTAGCGACTAGAAAGTCAAATAAGTTATGTCATTACGGTTGCGTATTGATATATAAAGAGTTTGGACTAACCGAAAAAGAAATATTCGAAAACTAAGTATTATGTCACTAACTAATTCAGAAGCTTTCAAAAGCCAGTTAAAAGAGAGAATGGCAGAAGCCAGAAGACCATTAAATAATACCATACTTAAGGTATTAAAGAATAAGAAATAAAAAAGCCGACATGGGTGCAACCACATCGGCGAAGTTCAACTTAAAAAGTCAAACTATAAATCGTATGGCAAATTTAGCAAAAAAACAACAGGTTAGAGAATTGATATTAAATAATCGATTCGAAGAAATGGACTTGGTCAACGAAGAATACTTTTTCATAGGGTTATTTTTCGACGAAGACAATGCATTTTGGTGCATTAAGCGTAATACCAATGGCTTTCTTGTAGTAGAAGCCGACGACGAATATCAATTCAAGTTAGACAATGAATTATCTGATTTAGTCGAAGAATTTATTTCAGAAGAAACAAAAGATCAGCGAGACGAACCAGATCACCATTGGTTCATGAAAAATCATTTTAGAAATAACTTCAAATACGCCTAATATGAAAGCTTTATTGATAATTATTGCTATAGGCAGCTTTTTTCTAGCAACCTGTAGCGTAGAAAGCAGTAAGTATTTCGATGCTTTCATTTTTACCTCAATTGGCTTTATGTCAATTTATGGGGCGTGTAAATCAAGACAATTAACCAAATTCTTAACACAAAATATACTTGAAGATGAGGCTCAAAAATAGATTTCAGAACCGATTTACTATGAAACCCATTTTAGACGGTAAACATCATTACAGAGCAGATTATTCTGCACATGATTTTAGATCAAGTTGCGTTGCGACTTTAGCAAGATTAGAAAGTAAAAATAACCATAAAGCATATTAATATGACAACTACAGATAAGGCAGATAAAGTTTTAGAAATGATTGTAAATGTTGAATTGGTGATACTATCATTGAAAAGTTCTCTTGTTACAGGGTCAATATTTTTCACTAAAGAAGAAATTGAGCGGAAAATAGAATGGCGAACTAAAATGAAGCAACGCCTTTTTAGTTACTATAAATATGTTTTAAGATGATAGAAACGCTAATCATACAACAACAGATAGCAATTCTAAAAGAAAAAAGCCCGTCAGAGTTAAATAAAGTTTTTGAAATGGTACGCTTGGCGGTGGACAATACAAAAAAAGACGGGCTTTCAAAAAAAGAAATAAATGCTATTAGGCAGAATGCTATCAAAACTTTTCAAAATTCGAAAATCTATAAAAAATCTATAAAGAATAGGTAGCCATGAATGAAGCATTAAAATTCTGTGAGTGGTTTTTAGCCCTTGGCGGCATACTACCATACAATTTAGACTCAATAGTCGAAAAATTCAAAGATTATTAACAAATACTTATAATATGTCAGGAAATCAAATAGCGCAAACCAAAACAAACGAAGTAGCGCAGCAGTCAGAAGATATACGTCTTAAGATGCAAAATTTTACACAAGCACTTAACAAAGAACCTGCCTCAGGTGTAGATTCTACACCAGATGGTAAAGCAAAGACAATTAATATTTCTCATATAGAAATGACCTTAGATGAAATGTTCTTTGGTGCCTGGTCTACTGAAAATTTTAAATGGACAGTTATTCAAAACGAAGTTGTAGGTAGTCTTGATTTAGTTGTACTTCACCCGTCTTCTGGGATGTTTCTTAGAAGAGTTGGTGCAGCATCAATTATTATTCAGGTTGATAAAGTACCCGATGAAATAAAGGGCAATTTAAAAGCCAGAAACATTCACGCTTTAAGCCCAGAAAATAAAAAGCCTAATGCTTTAGATATGGGTTTTCCAAAGTTAAAAGCCGAATGTCTTAAAAACGCTGCACAGTCATTAGGTAAATTGTTTGGTAGAGACTTAAATAGAGGTACTAAGGCAGATCAGTTTCATCCTCTACTTAAAAAAGAGACTTTAAAAGAGAAAGGTAATTCTTCAAAACCCGAAATGCTATGAGTATCTATAAAAGTTACACTCCTGAACAAATAGAAGAGCTTAATAGTAATTATATAATACTTTCATGGAGTTTCTCAAAAGTGGCTCAATTTGCAAGAAATGAGAAAGCTTTTGAAATGATATACATTTACGGTTATCGTTCAAGAGATTCAGCCACCACAAATGCAGGTAAAGCATATCACGAAGCGTTAAAATATTATTTTTTAGCAAAGAAAGGTGATATTATTCTTTCACTGCCAGAATTAGAGCAAATCGCATTTGAATATATAAATGAGATTCCGGCAAATGATTGGAAAATTCAGAAAACAACTCCTTCTGTTGAAGAATGTATACTAAAGGCTAGCAAAACCGTAACAGCTCTTTTGGGCAATTTCTATCAAGAAAAAAGCTCTTACGAAAATGATGTAAAAAGCATTTTAGACGTAGAATTAAAGCTAAAAGACTATTTAACAATTAATGGTGTTGATATTCCGATTCCGTGTAATATGGTTATTGACTTAGTTGTTGAAACGCATGATAATAAAGTGGTAATCATTGACCATAAAAGTAAAAATGCATTTTCTACAGAAGAAGAGCTTTCACTAAGCATAGGTAAACAAGCAATTACTTATGTTAAAGGTTACGAACCATATTCCGGGCTAAATGTTGATGAAGTTTGGTTTGCAGAAAATAAATATTCTAAAAATCGTGATCCTAAACCTCAGATAAACATTTTCAAAGTCTCTTTAGACGACAACACTAAAAAACTTTATGAAGCTTTATTGTATGAGCCTTTAAAGAGAATGATAGACGCAATATCTAATCCGGATTATGTCTATCTAATAAACGACAATGACAACTTTGTAGATCGAGCAGAAATATATGATTTCTGGGCAAAAACTATGATTGCTGAAGTTGAAGAGTTTAATGTCATCGAAGCCAAAAAAGAAATGGTGGCCAAGAGGCTGAAAAAAATCCGAGACAGCTCCCTAAATATTGTCAGTCCAAAAGTAATCAAGCAGTTTAAAGATAATGCTGCAAATTTTATTCAATACGATTTAGCAAATACCAATATGACACACCAAGAAAAAATACAACATATCCTTAGAACATTTGGAATTATAGTAAATGTTGCACACGAATTTAACGGCTACTCTAGTAACTCTTATTTATTGGAAGTTTCTGCCGGTACAAAAATATCTTCTATTCAGGGGCATAAATTAGACATTGCAAATGCTCTTAATGTTTCAAATGTTCGTATTTCAAAGGATTTAAGAGTTTATAACGGTAAATCTTACTTAGAAGTCGAAACAGCAAAGAAAAGAGATAAGGACCTGTTCTGGGATGCTTCTGAATTAGTAGATCAAAAAATACCAATTGGTAAAGACAATTTAGGACAAACAATCTATTGGGATCTTGATAATCACTCTACACCCCATGTTTTAATGTGTGGGGCAACAGGCTCAGGTAAATCAGTATCATTAATTAGTACCATAGAGTATGGAAAGAAAATAAATGAGGTTGAGAAAATAATGATTTTGGATCCAAAATATGAATTCCTTCCTTATAAAAATGATGATCGCGTTGAGGTATATAATGAGATTATTGATATCGAAAGTTCTATTATCTCTCTTGTTGAGGAAATGAATTACCTGGTTAAAACTGGTCAAAAAAGGAAAATATTAGTTGTATTTGATGAGTTTGCTGATGCAGTAGCTGCAGCAAGGAAGGGTGCTGAATTAGATGTTTATGAGGATGTTGTTGTAGGTCATTACAAACAATCTTTAGAGGCTCAAATGTTAGGTGTTCCGGCTCAGCCTAAAATGAAACGTCAAAAAGTGAGCGAAATAAAACCTTTGGAAGAGAATCTCCGGATTTTATTACAAAAAGGTAGATCTGTTGGTATAAGAATTATGTCAGCTACTCAAAGAGCATCTACAAAAGTTATTACTGGAGACGCAAAAGTTAATTACCCTGTTCAAATATGTTATAGAGTACCTAAAGAAATTGACAGTAGAGTAGTCATAGACGATGCCGGTGCAGAGACTTTAGCCGGAATGGGTGACGGGCTTATTAAATCGCCAGAATATATGGATATCGTTCGATTCCAAGCATTTTATTTCTGTAAACAATAACTAAAAATATGAAAGCAACATCTGTTTTGGCGCATGACTCAATAAAACCACATAAAGAGTACATGCATGAAAAAATCTTAAAAGGTTTTAAGAAAATAAAGAGAGGTTCATTTAGAGACATTGCAGCTGCTTCAGGTCTTAGGGAGGATCAGGTTTGGAAAAGACTCTCAGAAATGGAAAAAAAGAATATGATCCGTGACACTGGTGATGTGAAGCTGTGTGAAATTTCACATCGTCCAGTGGTTATATGGGAGTTAGTATAAAAGTAAATTATAAAAATCAATCATAAGTTTAATCATGGCAGATAATAAGAATGGGTTTGTACTCTATAAAGATTTAATTCACTCGGTTAGAAAGCTTCCGAAGGATAAAGCGGGTGAATTATTTCTTCATATTCTGGAGTATGTCAATGATGAGAATCCTCAAACGGATGATTTGCTTATTGAGTTGACATTTGAGCCAGTAAGACAAGCCTTAAAGAGGGACTTGAAAAAATACGAGAAAACCAAAGAAAGAAATAGAGAAAATGCTCATAAACGATGGGGGAAATCCCAAGACATGCCAAATGATGCGACCGCATCCGATTGCATGCCAAGCGATACCACAGCATGCGATTCTATACCAAGCGATACCAAACATGCCGATATAGATATGGATACAGATATGGGTATGGATAAGGATAAGGATATTCTTTTAGAAAAAGAAACAAAAGGAGAAATTCAAGAATTTCCTTCTAGTAATTTTCCAGAAACACCAGATGCTAAATCTCCGGAAGACTCACCCAAAGAAAAAAGAAAAAAAGTTCCGCCAAAAAAAGAAAAAGATTCTGATGAAGAGTTAATTATACCAGAAGACTTTAAGCCTATATGGTCTGATTGGATTGAGTATAGGAAGGCTAAAAAGAAAAAACCGTATGCCGGTACGAAATGGGAACAAATGGCTGTGAATAAATTTTTAGAAAATTCAGGCAACGATCCTGTCATGGGTCGAAAAATATTGAATCAGACGATAGAGAATAACTGGGAAGGACTTTTTAAACTAAAAAAAGAGTATGGAGAATCAAATAATCAAGCAACAAGCTCAGGAGCTGGCAACAAAGGACCAGTTTCAAGAGGTAAGGTTTCTGGGCGTGCATATCTCGCTTCCAAGTTCGGTAGTCAACAATCTGCCTCCGATAGTGAAAGCGGAAGTATCACAATCGATGTTGAAACGATCTAACGAAAAGGATGTTGAACTATTTGCAGCTAGGGTAATTTCTTTCATAAATCCTAAATCAGATGATCCAGATGCTGAATTTCCACTTGCAGCAGCAGAAATAAAGGATTTTGCAAAAGATTGTCAGTTAACAGCTGAGGAATTCTTATCAGCGCTGAGGTTGGCCACAAAAGGAAAATTAATAGGATTAGACGGAAATCCGATAAAGCTGTTCCGGGAAATTGACATTTTGAAATTTGGAGAAATTGAAGCCGCATACATCGAGTATAAAAACTTAAATCCAGTTTACACGAAAAGCAAAAAAGAATTAAAACAACTTATAGAAGCCCCAAAAGAGCCGACACCTGAAGAGATGGCAGCCAGAAGAAATAACCTTTGGGATGAGTTGTTAGATAGAGTATCAAAAGGAGTTCCATGCAATCATGCATTTCTATTCTATGAAGAATTTAAGGAAAAAGGATATTTCGCTGGATTTTTAAAAAGCAAACATTTTCAGAAAAAGTTGCAGCAGCAGAAAATGAAAGAAATTCTGATAAGTGCCCGGATAAATGGAAAATCAATTCATTTCCGGATGAATGAAGTAGATCGGCTTCTTGATCAGCTTAACCAGGGTAAAGAAGTAAAAGTAATTCCTTTCGCAATCACTGAAATAAAAGGTGATTTAGTTTACAAACACATAAAAAGACATTTGTCAGAATATCAAAATGAACAATAGATTTATAAAAATATCAGCTTTAGCAATTAGCCTTCTATATGTAGATCTTTTCTGTGGAGCTGGCGGAACCAGTAGCGGAGTTGAACTTGCACAAGTGCACGGAGAAAAGTGTGCAAAAGTTATTGCTTGTGTAAACCACGATAAAAATGCAATAGCTTCACATTCTGCAAACCATCCGGATTCACTTCACTTTACTGAAGATATTCGCACACTTGAGCTTTCTCCACTGGCAGAATATGCTACTAAAATGAGAAAAGAATATCCTTTTGCAAAGCTGGTTCTTTGGGCTTCATTAGAGTGTACTAATCATTCAAAAGCGAAAGGCGGAATGTCTCGTGATGCCGATAGTAGAACACTTGCAGATCATCTGTTTAGATACATAGAGGCATTAGATCCTGATTCTGTACAGATTGAAAATGTTGAAGAGTTTCTTATATGGGGCCCATTGGAACCTAAAGTTGTTGTTAAAGGGGAAAACTCATATTGTCCATTGACTATAAATAAAGAAGTAAGTTATGAACTTAAACCTCGCTTTGTTAAAGATGGAACCCCAGCTAACAAATACATACCAAAAGTTATTAATAAAAATGGTACTTCTTATTGCCCTCTCAGAAGAGCGAAAATTGTTAAAAAAACTTTAGCACCTACATGGGTTCCAGTTAAAGAAAGAAAGGGAGAATTTTATAATGAATGGGTTGATAAAGTAAAAAAATGCGGATTTAATTATGGTTACAGATTATTAAATGCAGCTGATTATGGATCATTCACATCAAGAAAAAGATATTTCGCTCAATTCAATAAACCGAATATGGCAATTATTTGGCCTGATCCAACACATGCAAAAAATCCTTCAGCAGATCTTTTCGGGAAAAAAGAAAAATGGAAAGCTGTAAAAGAGGTTCTTGATTTAGAAGATGAAGGAGTTTCCATTTTTGATAGAAAAAAAGATTTAGTAGAAGCTACATTGGATAGAATTTATCATGGCCTAATAAAATTTGTTGCCGGCGGAAAAGACCAGTGGTTGTTAAAATATAATTCTAAAAGTAAATCCGGGAAACATGTTCCACCAAGTATTGAAGATCCAGCACCAACTGTACCATGCCAGGGAAGATTAGGGATAATGAATGCGAAAAAATTCTTGACTGCCTATTATGGAAATGGTTTTGCTTCATCTCTAGAAAGTCCATCACCAACTGTTACAACTGGAGACCGATTTAATATTATTAATACAACATTCATTGACCAACAATTTGGAAATAGCAAACCTACATCAGTAGATTCTGTTTTGGGTGGTTTAACGGCTAATCCTAAATATAATCCTGTGACAGTTAATCACTGGGTAATGAATACAAATTTTAAAAATATAGGAAGTAGTATTGATTCACCAGCGCCAACCCTTACAGCTAACAGAAAATGGCACTACTTAATGGATGCTCAGTATTCCAGAATTGGAAACAGTTTAGATCAACCATGTTTCACGCTTATCGCCCGGATGGATAAAACCCCACCTTACCTGGTTGATATTACTCAGGATGCTAGTGATCTTCCTGATTTCATTAAAGTGGTTGATAATGTGGTGGTGTATGAGATATACGATAATGATTCTCCTATGATGAAAAAGATCAAAGAATTCATGGCTCATTATGGTCTTAAAGACATAAAGATGCGAATGTTAAAAATTCAGGAGCTTAAAGAGATCATGGGGTTTCCGGAAGATTACAAATTAATTGGTACTCAGGCAGAGCAAAAGAAATATATCGGTAATGCAGTGGAGGTAACAATGGCAAAGGTTCTCTGTGAAGCCATGGCGTTTAGATTACACAATAACAGAATAGCAGCTTAAATTTTACTAAAATGAACAACATAATAATATCAAATACAAACAAACAGAAACTGGCAAACAACGCCTACAATGAAATAGGCTTTATCGCTCAGGCCTTAATCCCTAAAATTGATCTTCTGAAAGAAACCGATAATCCTAAAAGACAGTTTAAAAAAGCAATCAACGATTTTCTTTCTGAGTGTGAAAAAATAACAAAAGAGCATCGTGGAAACTTTGAAAACTTTGGAGTTATTGAATCAAACGAGGGATGTAAACATGATGCAATTGATATCTATACTTTAACTGCCAAGGCCTACGATGAGCTTTTGGATCTTCCTGCTAACGAAATTACAAGCTTAATGACTTTAAATAGAAGGCTGAAAGAAAGTGGTGTAGACTACAAAGAAGTATTAATCGATTATCAACCAGTTGAAAAATAATCTATGTCTGGAAATAGAAATAAGCTTATTGCATTTAATTATTTTGGGGGAAAGTTCACATGGTTAAAACATTTATATGAGTATTTTCCGGCAGATTTTTACCATTTAGCAGAGGTTTTCGGGGGGAGTGCGGTAGTATCTCTTAATTATGAAAAAAAAGCAATAATTACAGTAAATGAAATTAATTCTGATATCACAAATTTTTTTGAAGTTCTTCGTGATAGGCCTGATGAACTTATTGCAAAATTATTATTTACTCCATGCTCAAAATCAGAGTTTGATAAATGTTGGGAGTACTCTCCAGAGCCGGTTGAGAATGCTAGAAGATTTTATGTACGAGTAAGGCAGTCTTTTTTCGGATTAGGAGCACAAAGGCAGAATAAAGGTTGGCACATGGCAGTAAACCATCTAAATGCAAATAGGGGAGAAACCGTATCAAAATGGAAAAATGCAGTGAATAAACTAACTGATATAGCATTTGTTTTGAGAGATAATATACAGTTTACAAACTTTGATTATAAAGACTTTATTTCAAAAACAGATTCCCCGAATACTTTTTTCTATGAAGATCCTCCTTATGTTGAATCTGTAAGGGCTTCAAAGAATGACTATAAATATGAGTTTACTACTAATGATCATATTGACCTGGCTGATATCAATAACAAATTAAAAGCAAAAGTTATGATATCCGGATATGATTCTGATTTGTATAGTAAAGAGCTTTATAAGGATTGGGTAAAGGTAAAATTCCCTAAAAAAAAGAATAATATTCGATCAGGAGAAGTCCAAGAAGTAATATGGATGAATTACTCTGAAGGTAAAAAATATAAACAATTAACACTTATTTAAAGATGGCAAAACAAAAAAAACTTACTTCTTTCTGATTCCTAGCCATTCACCGGTTTTGTCATCATACAAATGATAATACTCATCCGTAACACCGATTATTTCATGTATATCACAATTAATTGCTTTTGCAATTTCTGTTAATCTTTCTGCTGTTGGGTTGTTTTTAAGGCTTGTATTTAATGCCTGACGAGTTATACCGAGCTTATCTGCAAGCTCAGAAATACCAACGCCATACCGCTTACAAGCTTCTTTTATTTTTAGTTCCATGATTACAAAGGTAATGTAAAAGTTTAATTTTACAAAAATAATAAAAAGTAAAAATATAATTTTAAAAACACTTGTATATGTAAAAATATACTTTTACATTTGAAAAATCAAAACAACATTATTATGTCAACTGTATTACAAGAAGCAACCGAAGCAATGAATATTTATTCAGAATTAAAAAATGATCTTTTATCATATATGGGCAGCAAACCTTTAAAAACCTTAAAGAAAGACCCAGTATTTATAAAAAAGAGTAAAGATCTGGCAGATGCAAAATCATTGTGGTACGACCTAAATGTTATGGCAATTAATCAAGCTAAAATAGAAAAGCTTCAATCAGTATTAAATTAAATAAGTTATTATGTTCAATAAAGATTTTTACCCAACACCAGAACCAGTTATTGCACAAATGACTTGGGATTTAGATTTAAATAATAAAGTTGTTTTAGAGCCGAGTGCCGGCAAAGGTGACATTGTAGATTTTTGCCAAAATTCAGGCGCAAATGTTATTGCTTGTGAAATTAATGATGATTTGAGAACTATTTTACAAGCAAAATGTAAGGTTATTTCTGATGACTTTTTAAAGGTTACCTCTGACATGGTTTCTCATGTAGATTATATCATCATGAACCCGCCTTTCTCTGCAGATGAAAAACATATTTTACATGCATGGGAAGTTTGTCCCGATGGTTGTGAAATTATTGCATTATGTAATGCAGAGACGGTCGGCAATACATATACTAGAAGCAGAAATATCTTATCAAATATAATAACTAATTATGGCACTTATGAAAATATAGGCAATGTATTTTCTTCAGCTGAAAGGAAAACTAATGTTGATATTGGACTTATTAGAATAACCAAGCCAGGTTCTAAATCTGATTTTTCTGAATATTTCTCTGATGAAGATGATGAGATTGAGAAACAAGAAAATGGAATAATGTCCTATAATGCAATTAGAGAGGTAGTGCAGAGATATGTAAGCGCTGTAAAGCTATACGATGAAGTACTAGCTAATGCAGTAAAAATGAATGCTGTGACATCTGGTATAGGCATTAGAGATCTGACTTTTGTATGTAGAGAAGGCGATGTTCCTACTAATAGGCAAGAATTTGCTAAAAACTTGCAAAAAGCTTCTTGGCAATGGATTTTTTCTAAAATGGATATGGGAAAGTTTATAACCAGAGGTGTAAGAGATGATATTAATGCATTCATAGAGAAGCAAAAGTCAATGAAATTTACCATGAAAAACATTTATAAAATGTTAGAAATTATAATTGGTACTACTTCTAACAGAATGGATAAGGCATTATTAGAGGTTTTTGATAAGCTTACTATGCATTATCATGAAAACAGATATAGCGTCGAAGGATGGAAGACAAATAGCCATTATTTGGTTAATCAAAAATTTATAAAGGGTAATATTTGTTGGCAAGATCAACGCTGGTACAAGGGGCAATCACAAATAGAAATTAGTTCATCTAATGATATAATAGAAGATCTTGCTAAAGCACTTTGCTTCATAACAGGACGAGACTATGACTACATGCCATCCTTGTACGCTCAAATAAAATATAATTATAAGCTTGTTAATTCTAATGGAGAAACCGTTAAGGCTTTCTACAGAAAGGATCTTGCGGAACAAGAGAAAGATATATTATCTAAAAAATCTATTTACTGTTCAATAGTTTATGAAGACACATATAATTATGGAGAATGGTTTGATTGGGGATTCTTTGAATGTAAAGCTTTTAAAAAAGGTACAATGCATTTTAAATTTAAAGATCGCGACATCTGGGCAACATTCAACCAGCATATTGCAAGAATCAAAGGCTATCCACTTCCGGAAGCTTTAAAACCTACAAATAAAAAATAATCACCACCCCGGTGTAAAGCCGGGGATATATCCAAAATATCATGAAATACTTTGCAAAATTAGATTTATGTGTAGGACATCCGAATCAATATGGAGACTGTGAAAGTTGTCATAAGAAAGTTACTCATCATACTTATTCTCTGGTAATATATAAGGAGATAATTAATCCTATTACTGGTAAAAATAGCATGATTACAAAGAGCCATACATACGGACATGAGGAATGTTTAAATGGAATCATACGTAAATACGGAGCAGAATTAATAAAATAATAAATAAACAGCAATATGGAAAAACAGATTATTCCGGTAATTGATACCGATTTTTTACAACAGAAAGCAAATGAATACGCAATGAAGGGTGCAGAAGATGCCTTAAGAGATTTCTATACTTCTTATAGTTCACCTTATAAAAAGGCTATTGAAGAAAACCTAAAGAATAAAGGTGTAGACGGTAGTTTTGACATTCCTGATATTATTGGAGTATTAAATGCAAAATTTTCTCAACAGGTTGACGAGATTGCAAATACTGCAATTGCAAAAACTTTTGTTCCAATGGTTAAGAAATTTCTTACCAGAGAAGATGCAGAAATTAGATTCTCAGATATATTACGGAAATTCATTGAAAGGTCTGATTTTAAAGGTAACGACCACTATATTGAAGATTATACGGTTGAGAAGTTGACTAAGTATGATGATTCTCCATCACTAAGAGACACGTTCTTTTCTTATAAAATTTCCAATGGTGAAATTGGTTATGAATTGAGTTTTTATAGAAATAAACACAATGATAAAGAAGAAATTACAATAAGTTCTCTTCCTTGTTTGCTAGATAATTACGGTAAATACAACCATAGATATGAAACTCAGCAAAAAATGAAAATATCATTAGATGGAGGCGTAACTCTAGAACTTCCTTTTGTAAAAGGAATTTTAGATGATGATTTCACATCATTTATTGCCCGGCTTGTAGTGGGAAATAATACCATTGTTTTTGATGTACAAGATTTTGATGAAGATATGTTCCCTAACAATCATTGCCACTGTGATTAATTAATCTATTCCCCCTGTGTATGCAGGGGGGGTAACATACAAAAAGAGAAATAAAATATGAAAAACGGCAAAATAATCATGTATGATAGTCCAGAGGCTGCAACATATAGAAAAAATATTGAAGGCTGGGTAAGCTCAAATGGTAGATTCTTCGGCAAGGATGAGCATATGGCAAGATATGACGGATCAACTCATAATAAATGTGAATGTGGCAGTATATCTAAGAAAGGATATTTAAAATGTGATTCGTGTTTACGTAAAGATCGAATGGAAAGATATGAAAAGCTTCCATTTAAAGATTACGACGGTGAACCTGTTTTTTCTTGGGATCAGGATAAGTTTTTCTTTTCTGAAGATGATATAGTTATGTATATGGAAGAAAATTATTTGGAAACTTTAGCCCTTTTATGCAGTGAACAAAATAGTTATTATGAAGTAGCAAATGATTATTGGGCTGATATTATGCCTGAAGATTCTGACGGTGATCTTCCAGACGAATTACAGAAAGCTTTAGATAATTTAAATGCTGTAGTAAAAAGCCTTCCACCTTGCAGCTATTCTGCTGGCAAAATAAGAACAACTTATACATTAATCCTAAACACAAAATAGTCTATGAAAGAGTTTACACTAGGAGAAATAGAGATGTTAATACTTGAATTGGCTGCAAATCCAACGAGTGAACCTGAATACATTGGCGGGAAGCATCGCCGTAGAGAACGCTGGAAGGCTGAGCGTAAGTTGAATAAGAAAAGAAAGTAAAAAACAATGGAAAATAATAATATGACTCGGATTATACACCACATGTGTATAGACATTGAGGGGCTTCTTAAAAACTATAAACGGAAAAAGATAAATTTCTTTCAAGATGATAACGGAAAATTTCTTTCAGATTCTGAAGCTAGAAGGCAAATTGCAGAATTACAAAAGAAAGGACATAAGCTAATGTCATGTAGTCCAAGTAAATGTATAGGATTTGATCCTTTTGGTGGAGGATGCCCCGGACATCCAGTTTCAAACGAAAAAAAAGAAAATGATGAAAATTAAAGAGTTAAAAGAGAAAATTGCCAACCTTCCTGATAATATGGATGTGTTTATAGGAGAAAGAGTAACTGAGTATTCTTATGGATTGGTAAACTCTGCAGATGTAAGGAATATATTATTCTATGATATGGATGACTCGGATAACGAAGAGATCCAGGTCAAAGAAAATGTATTTGTTTTAACAGAAGAATAATGGAAGCTAAAGATAAAGCAATCGATCTAAAAGCAAAGTTTCTGGAAATGATCCCAGACAGTGTAATACAAGACAATGAAACTGCTGAAGCATTAGCAAGGATAAACGCAATGGTATGTGTTGGCGAAATACTCGATTTATGCAAAAAAGAGTTTGACACATCTATATACTCCCCGGCTGACTACTGGAAAGAAGTTATAACTGAACTCGAAAAAATGAAATAATGGAAGGAAAAGCAAAAGAGGCATTTGAAAAATGGTTTGAAAAAGAATACAGGACTTTTACAACATCGTATGCTGAAAATGTAGATAAAATTAATAACCATATAATAGCAGAGTGGCTAGATACAATATACATAAATGCTTATGTAGTTCCTGTTGCAGAAGGTTGGTATAGTGTGGTAAATCATGGAGCTAATGACTGTACCCACGGACTATATACTGACAGACAATCAGCCACCGAAGCAGCAATTAAAAAGGCTGTGGAGATCTATAATGCGAGATTCTTGTAATATCTCGCAATTTTTACAATTCAAAATACGGGTGCCCGCAAGGAAAATCCTGATCTGAAAATTAATTTTACAACATGAAAGAATTTAAGCACGTATCTCAGAACGACCAGATAGAAGCTTTTAAAGATGCTTTAGAGACAAATAGTATCGGAAAGCAAATATCAGAAAAATATGATATCAAATATATTCCTGGTACTTACTCATCATCTTTAATTTTTACACCAAAAGAAGAAACCGAGGTTAATCCTATCGACTTTCTTTTGCTTGGGTATTATGTTGGCCGGGATTATTAAGAATTATTTTATCAGGAAATAAAAGGGGCAATTTAGCCCCTTATTTTTTTACTCTAAAAACAACTCCAAACGCCCAGCAACTTTAATCACTGTTGCAATTTCAATTTCGGTGTTTTTAATGTATTGTTTAGCTTTTTTGGTAAAGCCATCCCTTCCTTTGAAGCCTTCTCCAACAATTCTTGCGATAATTTCTAGGATTGTGCTAAGCTGCATGTATTCTTTGTCGGTTAGTAACATATATTATTTCTTTAAATATCCAATTATTATTTCTTTCCCGGATTCGTCTTTTGTGTAAATAGGGGCTGAATCTTTTTCCCTATTGATTGGATCAAATAGCTCTACAATATCAACATCCAACACTTCTGCTATTTTTTCCAAACTCACCAATGATGGAGACTTCAATAAATTAGTTACATAACTTCTGTTATCTCCACGTCCTAGTAACTCCGCAAGTTTTGCTTTGTTTAAACCTTTTTTTTCAAGAATTCTTTCAACATTTAAGCCCATATTTTTATTTTGTTTTGTCAAAGATAAACACTTTGTATTTGTTTAGTTTAAATATATTAAAACTTTAACAAAAATTTAACATTTTATATTTGTTTTGAAAAATTAAAACATTTTATATTTGCTGTATAGAAATAACAAAACAATTAAAATATAACGATATGAAAAATACAGCAAAAACAAGCACAAGCCTATTAAAGAAATATATTCTTGAAAAATATGGCATGAAAGTAAATCTTAAAAGTGATCGATATTCTGGCGGTAGTAGCTTAAATGTAAGTTATGAACTTGGCTTATGTACTGATGTATTAGATGCAGAGCTTTCGAGGCTAGAGAGAGGTAATTTTAATGGCTATACAGACATGTATGAGTATAAAGATGTTGCCGAAAGAGGTATTAATCTTAATGGGGTTGATTTATGCATGTATTCTTATGTTTTCGTACGTCGTGAGGTAAGCGATAGAGTTAAATTAATGATTGGGCAGGCATTTTACGCGTCTTTTAAATTTTCTGATGTTGAGGTGCCTGAGACAATAGAAGACCTTCGTAAAAGTGATCAATTATTTCTTGATAAGTTAGGTGTATGGTCAAGATCTGAATACCTGCATAGATTTATCTATAAAATGAATTTTTTGACCACTGTAGAGAGCGATATTGTAAGAGTATGGTTCGACGCTAATCAAAGCCTAAATAACTATGATAAGCCTTTAAAAATGTTTTATGAGCTTTCTAACGGGCAAATTTATGATACTACACAAACCAAAGTTGAAACCGAATTGAAAAGTATCGCCAGAGAAAAAACTATAAACTTAAATGGGGTAAAGCTGGTAGATTACTCAGAAAAAGCCGTTGCGGTTATTGGCAATACATTCGAGATTAAAGATCAGTTAAAAGAATTAGGCGGCCGTTTTAATAAATTTTTGACAGTAGAAGGCCAGAAGGTTGCCGGTTGGATTTTTTCAAAGGGTAAGAGCGATGAAGTTGCTGATTTACTAATTAATTACTCAGAACAATAAATATTCTCATTATGAAAACTTTCAGAACACAAGTATTTAAGCAAGCATACGAAATTATGCGAAATACGGGCAAATCGTTTGCCGTATGCTTATCGAAAGCTTGGCAGCTGTATAACCTGTCAAAAAAGATGAAAAGCGGTATAGTGACGTTTTATTACGAAAAAATAGATGGTACACTACGCAAGGCAATAGGCACCCTGAATTATCAAAATTATCAATTAAAGCCCGAAAGGCAACCCAACCCAAAAGTATTTAATTATTACGATGTAGATGCCGACGATTTTCGAGCATTTAGAGTTGAAAACCTAATAAAAATCAATTAATATGTACAGAAAAGAATATAAAAGAGACCTTAGCGGTAATATTGAAGCTAAGTTAAAAACAAAAAACGGTAATGCACGAGCATTAGTTTTTAAGTCAAAAGACCCAGAAAGCTCATTTCTTCAAATTAAGATGCTCAATAACCGAGATATCAAAAAGCTGAAAGAGATCATCGAAGAATTTGAAAAAGATAGTGGGTTATCATCTGCTTTCAAAAAATTTCGAGATATCGAAAATGAACGTAGATTAATGACTTCTGAAGAATATCAGGCGAAATATGATGAAATAATTGCCGAATCGAGCAAAGAAGAGCTTGTACAAGCTGCAAAAGAGGCTGAAAATACGCTTCGATCATTCGAACGTAAGATAATCAATGCTGTTTTTATCAAATACGGCCTAAAAGCTCAAAAAACCGATTATTTGCCTGCTAAATACGTGATATTATTAAAAGATCTGGGTTTACGATAATGTAAACCCTTTAAGGCAAATAAAAAGCTAATATAAATATATTAAAAAGCAAATAATTTATTATATTTGTATGTAGTTATGATAGAGGCAAAAACAATTCAAAAATATAGAGGTAAATCATTGTCAGCATTGATTGAATTAGCTCAAAAGCTTGTTAATGCTTATATCAGAAAAAGAGACCAGGTAAATGATCGAGGCGATTTTGTTTGTATTTCATGTCAAGCACTTAAGCCAAAAGAGCAGTGTAATGCCGGGCATTATTTCAGCCGGGGTAATTACGGGTCAGTTAGGTTTGATTTAGATAATATACATAGCCAATGCATAAAATGCAATATGCACTTAAGTGGCAATCTGATACCATACCGCGAAAATCTGATCAAAAAAATAGGTCAAGAACGATTTGATCAGCTCGAAATGATGAGCAAATTAAAAAACTTCAAACACGACCGTTTCGTATTGATAGATATAATCGAACGGTTTAAAAAATATTAATATGGCTAAAAAGACCAAAGAAGCGAAAAACGAACTGTATTTAGTATTAACTAAAGAATGGTTTGATAAAATACTTTCAGGCGAAAAAAAAGAAGAATATCGCGATTTTACAGATTTTTATATTACCAGGTTGGGGGTAATTGATAAAGAAGGTGATCTGGTCGACACGAAGAAATACGATACTATTCGTTTTCAACTTGGTTACGCACCAGAGGCCCCGAAAATGATCGTAAAATGCGAAGATGTAATAATTGAACACGACGAAGACGCAGGTGACGTATTGACATCTGAAAATTGCAATTTCGTTATTGTTCTGGGTGAAATTCTCGAAAAAATTAATTGTTAATATGATATAACCAATAAAACTTAAAGCAATGGCAGAGAGTAGTAATAAACGATCTAGATCAACAGTCGGATCTAGGGCAATAGCAAGAGGCACTGGGCCTAGGTTCAGAGTCAGAAGTGTACAGTCCAGAGCAAGAGCATTTAGAACATTAGGTCGTAGATTTTAATTTAAATTCAAAGCAATGGCAGAATCAAGTGTAAAAAGAGACCGTAGAGCTGTAGGTGCAGTTCAAAGAAGTCTTAGAAGAAGTGCGGGGGCAAGGCCAAGAGTTCGTATTAGAACAAGACAATAATGAACTTATTGACTCCTACAATGAACAGCATTAAAACCTTGTCTGAAAAAACAGACAGGGTTTTGCTGTTTCATTCTGCTGCCGGCAAAGATAGCATCGCATTACTCGAAATGCTTTCGCCTCATTTTAAGTTTATTCAGTGTGTATTTATGTATATGGTTAAAGACCTTGATCATATCAATAGGTACATCAAATGGGCAGAAAAACGCTACCCAAATTGTCAATTTATACAAACACCCCATTACGCATATTATAATCTCAAAAAACACGGTTTTTATGGTGCTGAGCAGGTAGGATATTCAGACTGGACCTTATCAAAGATTGCTGACAAGGTTGTTGAAGAAACCGGCATAGAGTGGCAGATATACGGCTTTAAAATGGCCGATAGTATGAATCGTCGTTTAATGCTTCGTAGTTATGATGATGAAATCACAAATGAGAAAACAAAGAAGATATATCCACTTTCTCTCTGGAAAAACAAAGAAGTTTTAGCATATATCGAAAAACAGAGGCTAATAAAGCCTTTACAATACTCAAAGCTGGGTAATGCTAAAAGTCAAGGAACAGCTATTGATGATATCGGCTTTCTAATGTGGTGTAAAAACAATGCTCCGGAAGACTTGACGAAGATTATTGCCGAGTTTCCAGATGCTGAACGAATAATTTTTGAATATGAGTACAAAAAACAAGGTTAAACAATCTGAGACACGTATAATTTGGCGTAGTCAGATAATTCCGGCTCCATATAATCCAAGAAATATTTCCGTCGATGCCAGAAAGGGGCTTAAGGCTAATATTAAGAAAAACGGAATTATTGGAGGGATGGTATGGAATGAACAAACTTCTCACCTGGTTTCCGGGCATCAGAAATTAGACATTGCTGATGAAATTAATAAGTACAATCCAGTAACGAAGGAGAATGATTACGAAATTAAAGTTGAGGTAGTAGATGTGGACCTGAAGACAGAGAAAGAATTAAATATTTTCTTCAACTCAAAAAGCGTACAGGGGGAAATGGACTATGCTAAGTTAGCATTAATGATTCCGGATATAGATATTGACATTGCCGGACTTGATGATGTTGATATGTCTTTCATAGAAATGGAAATGCCGGAACCTGTAGAAGTTGACGTTCCAGTGTTTGAACCACAAGCAGCTAAGAAAGAAAAGTCAATTACACAAGAGTTGGACAATTCCGTATCAACACCAGAGGCTAGTATTTCGGAAATGGAACGTGAAGAACTCGAAGAGAAATCGAGACAGGAAAAGATTGACGCTGTAAAAAAGGTAAAAGAACAGGTAAAACAGGGAGCTGTATATGAAGGTGATCCATATTTCACTATTTCATTTGATTCCTATGAGAACAAAGTGTTTTTCTTAGAACAATTCGGTATCAGTGCCGACGTAAAAATAATAAAAGGAGAAGAGCTTGCAGAAAAGATCAACAATATGTGATAAGGAAACATACGATTCCGAAGGAGCTGCCAGACGTGTTATAGAGAAATGTAAACACACTAGCAGCCGGAGCCGCATTCCTAAGAGAACATATTACTGTAAGATCTGCAAAGGCTACCATGTTACAAGCCAGAAAACAAAATCAAAATTTTATTAGAATGAAAATATACAGGAGAAAACCAGAGTTAGTAGAAGTAATGGAATTTACAACTAACAACGAAGCCGGAAGCCCGACAATGGATGCTATTGTTAATTGGGCGAATCAAGGACAAATAAAAGTTCAAGCCTGGCATAACGGTACATGTATTTATGTAGAGACACCAGAAGGACAGAAAAGAGCTGATGTAGGAGACTTTATCATTAAGAATGCTAATGGAGAGTTTTATCCTCTTAAACCGGAAGAATTTGAAAAGATGTATGAGATTGATGGAAAAGGAGGAATGGGATTTATTGGAGATCCTGAGTTATTAGGAGTTGGAATTATTGGTAAAGAATTCTACAAACAAGAATTAGAACACCCGAGTAAATTTCAACAGCGATTAAAAGAATTACAAGATAACCCGGACAAAATGCAATCACATTTCCCAAAGAAACCACTAATTACTCCACCTAACTTAAAAAAATAATAATTATGACACCAAAGAATTTTCCGCAAGCAAATGTAATGTACGGTGAAGGTCAACCAGAATACAAACCATTACCAGTATATAAATCAGAAGATGGCCAAGCAATAAGCTGCTGGGAATTTACTGACGAAGAGATAGAGAAGATAAAGGAAACGAAATGTCTTTACCTTTCTATGATGACATTTGGACAGCCTTTACAGCCTGTTTATCTAACTGTAGATAAGGAGGAATTAGGACTGTAATAATTAATAATATTTAATATGGCTAATGTAGATTCATATACAGACGATGAGCTAAAGGAAGCTCTGATTAAATCTAATGGGCAACCAACAGTGGCCGCAAAGATGTTGGATGTTACATATATTTCTGTATATGGTCGAATCAGGAGAAATCCTGATTTGTTAGACATTCAGAAGTCAGCAAGGCAGAAGACCTTCCAAGACCTACATAATTTCCAGATAGGAGCTGTATTAGGGGGAACTATGAAGACTCCCGAATTTGACGAAGAAGGAAGTATTAAAAAAGACGAAGATGGCAAAGTAGTTTATTATGATGCGGTGGTTGGTGTTAATACTCGAATGGAGTATGCAAGTAGGCTTATGACTTTGTTTAAGTCAGACGAAGGTATAAAGGATGAAATGTTATTGGAAACAAAACAAACTGTTGATTATTCCAAACTTTCCGATGATACAATAAGAGATTTATTAAATGCAGAATCCTCCGAAAATATCGATTGATTATTTGCGTCTTAAAACAATTGCTTTTAAGAAAGGGATTTTTGATTTCATAACTACCCATAATGGGGAAAGACATGAAAAGCAAGAGCAGGCGTTATTTATTTTAACTGATACTGAAACTAGAGAGTTTTGTTATGGTGGAGCTGCAGGTGGAGCGAAATCATGGACCGGTGCATCCTGGCTTTTATTTATGTGCTTATTATATCCAAATACTAAATGGTTTATAGGTAGAGAAGAGCTAAAGCGTATCCGTAGTTCTACATTAATAACCTTTCAAAAGGTTTGCAAGGAATACAAAGTACCTTCAAATGAGTGGAATTACAATGGCCAAGATAACTACATTCAATTTAAAAATGGCTCCCGTATTGACATGCTTGACCTCCGTCATAAACCAAGTGATCCATTATATGAAAGATTCGGTTCATTAGAATATACCGGAGGTTGGATTGAAGAAGGTGGAGAGATAAACTTTGGTGCATTTGATGTTTTAAATACCCGTATCGGAAGGCACTTGAACAAGGAACTAGGATTGGCTCCTAAAATGTTTGTCACTTGCAACCCGAAAAAGAATTGGATGTATTCTCACTTTTATAAGCCGTATAAAGAGGAATTACTAAAGCCAATACAGAAGTTTTTACAAGCATTCGTTCAGGATAATCCATTTATTGATAAGCTCTATATTGAACAGCTCCAGAATACTAAAGACAAAGCAAAGAAAGAAAGATTACTAAACGGCAACTGGGAATATGATGATAATCCATATAAGCTATGTGTCTATGACAAGATTCTTGACTTATTCCGGAATGATCACCTAACAAATAAACCTCAGAAATACATAACAGCCGATGTTGCCCGATTCGGTTCCGACTTAGCTGTTATTGGTGTATGGGACGACTGGGAACTTATAGAGGTTCATGAGTTTGAAATAAGTAAGACAACGGAAATACAGAATTGTATCAAGGCCTTACAAAAGAAGTATTATATACCGAAGAGTAATTGTATTGCTGATGCCGACGGAGTAGGTGGAGGAGTTGTAGATAATCTTGATATCATAGGTTTCTATAATAACGGCAGGCCATTCGATGAAGATTTGGGCGATGAAAAAGATACTCCGAAATATAAAAATGCTCAGACACAGTTATTAGTATACCTGGCTGAGAACATTATCAATAAGAATCTAATGTTTATTTCTGCTGAATTATCGGAAGAGCAAAAGGAAAGAATAAAAGAGGAACTAGACACCATAGAGCAGGACCCGAATTATGACGTGATAACCTTAGTAAATAAAGCAACAATTAAAGAAAACATAGGAAGGTCTCCGGATTACCGAGATATGATATTAATGAGAGCATATTTTGACTTTAACAAACCAGTAAACAATAACCTGAAGCGCATTGCTTCCCTAATATAATAACCATGGCACAAGAATTAACAATAGATCAAAAAATGGAGCGTTTCAAAAAAAGAAAGACTCCTTTGCCTGATATTGAAAAGTATAATAAAGAGTTTGATCCTAAAAAGCATAAAGTTTGTGTAGATAAACTCAATTATCCAGATAAGGAAATTGAAGAAACGGTAATAGATGAGAATGGAAAAGAAAGTACTAAGAAAAGAATGGTCCCGGTTATTAGATCTGGATTAGCTTATCAAAAGAAGGTTACTTTTATAGCTACTTCTTTCCTATTTGGAAATGAAGTTCAGTATACTAATAATATTGAGGATACGACTTTATTTGATGTGCATGGAAAGGTTATCACTAAGAATGATGTTAAGTTTGTTGACAGGGAAATATCTGATTCGGTAGGAAGATGGACGGAATGTGCAGAATTATGGTATGCTGTTCCAGGTGATAATGATGACTATGGCTTTAACTCTATGTTTAAGTTAAAAGTAAAGCTTCTAACCCCAGAAGAATATAAACTATATCCTGTATTTGATTTAAACGCTAATCTCGCAAGCTTTGGCCGTGAGTTTACTATAAAAAACGATGATCAAGAAATACAAATTTTCGAAGTTTATACCGATTCTGAGATAATCACCTTTAGAAATGAAGGTAACGGATGGACAGAAGAAAGAGCTGTTAACCCTATTGGCAAGATCCCAATTGTTTACTATTATAACAAAGAGGTTGAATGGGAAGACGTACAATCTACAATTGAAGCTCTGGAAGATTCTTGCTATGATATCCGTGTTTCTAATAAGAATTTCAATTCACCTATTCTTACCTTGGAGGGAGAAGTTACCGGCTCATTTGTGAAAAATAACGGAGGCAAAGTACTCCAAATGTCAGAAGGTGCAAAGGCTGCATTCGTTGCGCCCCCTCAGGCTAACGAGAATCAGAGTTCAGAGATTGAAAACTTAAAGAATAACATTCACAGCTTTACATATACTCCTGATTTCTCATTTGATAATGTGATAAGCATGGCCAATGTTATCGCTTCCGGAAATGCAGATACTGTATTTGTAGAGCCGCATCTAAAGGTAATGAGAAAAACTACCTTATATGTTCCGGCATTAAGAAGAAGAGCGTCTATTATTAAAGAATTCTTACAGGCCTTCAATGTGAAGTTCCGAAACTTGAAATTAGATGTTACCGCTAACATTAGACCTTATGTAGTTAAAAACGAAATGGAGTTTTACACTAAGCTTATGGAGCTATCTGGTAATAATCAGCTTTACTCATCTAAATATGCCAGAGAGAAGGCTGGCATTAAGGACCCGGATAAAATGGCAGAGCAAATTAAAGAAGAACAAGAACAAAGAGCAGCAACAGAAATGTTATGATTACTCCAACATTAATACAATTAGGTGACTGGGTAATCCTCAGGCATGATCCTGATCAGTACAAAAGACTGGTTGTAGGTGTAGTGAAAAGAATTAACGGAGCCAGAGAACTTATTTTGGCCTGTGGTAGCGAAAGGGAAGTATCTGCAGTACCAGAAGAATGTGAAAAAATACAACCATGAAAAAGTATGGCATTTTAAAATCCGGTAAAAAGAATCTGAAACCAAAGTATAATAATAAAATTAATGGAAAAGCCACCAATAGGCGTTAAGCCAAAACAGATATGGGAAGCCGAACGGTTGAGAGATCTAAGAGAAGCAATTAACCGATACTTAGAAATGTATCATCCTGTACCAGATGCATGGATAAAAGAGTATAACGAACTTTTGAACAAGCAATATAATACTAAACAAAAAATAATGACAGAGGAAACTTTAAACAAACAGTTATCTGAAATTCCAGATGAAACACTTATCGAAAAATCAAGAGAGATTTTAAAAGATTGGTGTAATGGTGGGAAAAAATTCATAATGAGTATTCCACCTACGAAGAATTGTCCTGATTTACTTATTGCTGAACTTATTGAACGATTCAAAATGTATTCAGACCAAAATGGACAAAACAAACCTTGTAATGCATCAGTTTAGATCATGAGCAACTTTAATTTTTACAAATTCCTTGTTGACAATGGCTACGAAAAAGAAGTTTTCCGAGAAAAGAACGGAAAGACATTCTGTACCAACTATCAAAAGGAACTTTCAGAACATACATGGAACAGTTTAACAATAAATGCTGACAAAACTTTTACTGCAGCTTCACCGGCTAACGGAATTGAATATAAGAACCACCCACAGCTAACAGATCAGGAAGAAGCAGAAAAGATATTGTTTAAGATTGAGCAAGCGTAATGAAGAATCACGATGATTTACACCGGAAACGGATAAATAAGTACTTATTGGCTATTGAAAGACTGTTTGATGAGCTTTTATTGTCGTGTTCCTCTATAATTGTTCGTCTAAAACTTAAAGATGAGTTGTTTCAGTTCCGAAAATACCCATCCACCATAAAAGATGTAGATAAGTACCTGGTAAATTATCGTGATAACCTGCTAAATTCAATAAGGACCTACACGGAATATGAATGGGATTTCGCAAATGCTAAAGTAGATGAGATTTTAAAAGCTCGGTTAGGTTCCGTAAAAGGTAAGATTACACCGAAGATATATGAAACTGAGATCCGGAAGATAGCAAACCAGTCTCACAATCAAAAAGCACTTGAAGCATTTCATAACAGGAAAGTAGGCAAATTCACCGTTTCAGAAAGAGTGTGGAATATTTCTAAGCAGGCAAAAGAAAACATCGAATTAGCCATAGAAGTAGCTTTTAAAGAAGGCATGTCAGCTCAAGAGTTGGCAAGAGCAATAAAATCAAACTTGAATAACCCTGATAAGTTATTTCGTAGAGTAAGAGACAAGCACGGGAACTTAGTTTTATCTAAAAATGCTCAGAGCTATCATCCGGGTCAAGGAGTTTATAGGTCCGCACATAAAAATGCACTTAGATTATCAGTTGATATAATTAATGGAGGTTATAGAAAGTCTGAGCAAATTCGAATCAAGGCAAATAACGATGTTGTAGGGCAGAAAATACATCTTTCTCCTTCTCACAAACATTATGACATGTGTGATGAGTTAGAGGGTTTATACCCAAAGGATTTTGATTGGAGCAAATGGCACGTTGGATGTAAGTGCTTCCGTACAATGATTATGAAGTCAGAGACCGAATTTATAAAAGAACTAAATGCCGGGCAGAACCTCCCTCCAGAATCCTCAGAAAACTATGTTGGTGATGTTCCAGATAATTTCGTACAATGGCATAAAGATAATGCTGACAAGATGAAAAACTGGAAACGAAAGCCTGACTTTATAGCTGATAATAAGAAGTTTTTGTAAATTTGAGCAATGGAACTTTACCCAGAAGAAATAAAAGAATACAACCGCCTCACTAAGGGAATGGAATTTACTTTCATGGCTTTGACTATGGATTTCCTGACTCATTGTGAGAATGTTATTTTTGGGTATGAAGAGCCGGAACTACCTTACTTCTGCTTTCACCTATACTCTGATAAAGGCCTAAAGGAAATCTACGAAAAGCTTACACATACATTAGAATACGTTTATTCAGAAGTAGATCCGAAATATAATAACCTCAGGAATAATCTTTCCAACCTTCTCATTTTACTTCGGGAACCAAAAGCCAGGATTCAGGATAAAAAATACCAGCAATCAAATAATGACTACTGGTATAAGTTAGTTTCTTCCGATGAAAGTCTAAAACTACACGGGAATTTTAAGAAGTATGTAGTGTAAGTTCTTCGGCAGTTAATACAAAAAATAAATTCTGAAGCTGGTGAACATATTTTATCTTAGTTGATATTAATTTTTCATCAAATACAATTCTGAATCTTATTTCATCTGGAGTACTATAATTAATAATTGCAAAGTATAATTCTTTATTACTACACCAGAATTCATGCTTATTATATTCAATAAACCCAAATTTCAATAGCCATTCTTCAGTTAGTAATATAGGCTCATAATTTTCTATGTCACTTCTACTAAGATAATGCTTAGGCTCTTCTACAAACTCACAAGAGAAAATACCCTTTGGAGACAGTTTAAAATAACTTGTACTATCTATACTTGTTACTATACAAACTCTACCATTATATTCAAGTAGATTCCCTATTCTTAGTTCATTTGGATTCATAATAATTATATTTTAAAAAACTTCTTATAAGGAAAGAACAATAAACTCAAAAAATGAATTATAAAGGTACAAAGCATTAATATAGGCTCTATCTGAAAAGCTTCCCTATGTAACCATAGGAAAAATATGTTTAATATAAGGAAGCTAAATATTTTTAGAATAAGAATTCTCATTATTGAAGAATTACTGGAGTTTTGCCGTCTGTTATGATTACCTTATTATTTGTATTCCGGATGGCTTCTATCCATTTCTCCTGAAGAATCTTTCCGTCGAGACCTTGTGCGCGAACCCGGTTTGCCTCTGCATCTATTTTTGCTTTTTCCAAATTCATCTTTGATACTTCAAGTTGATTTTTAACCATGTTAGCCTGTTGCACTGCATTGTTTCTTGACTCAATAGCCTGAGACATGGATTGCGGAGGTTTAAGTCCAGAAGTAAGGTTATTTAGCTGGAAAAATTTATTCTCAAATTCTTTCTTTAACCTTATTTCTACCTGTTTCTCAAAAGCGTTCATGTTATTCATTAGAGAATCGGTTGTGTAGCTCCTTGCTTCCTCACGATAAGCGTTAGTTACCAATTTGTTTAGAATGGCATTTTCAACATTGTCCATCATTACCTCCGGCTCATTAATACCAAGGTGCTTGTAATTGAAAACGATATCAATTCCTTTCCCTCTTAATGCCTGGTACTGATATGAAGGATCAACGGTAAACGTCCCCGCATCTTTTGCCAGAATACTTACTGCCGTAGGGTCTCCAGATGTTTCGAACATTGGGACCTGATAAAGCTCTGTTCCGGGTGACATGGTCCATTGTTTACCGGTAACAACTGAGAAATCAGTTTTCCCATTTCTTCCATAGTTCTGCATAAGAACGCCTTCGTAATTTGGTTCGACTCTCGAACATGACATTAGGGAAATGAATCCTAATGATAATAATAACAGTTTTTTCATTGTTTAATTTTAAAAAAGTTTGTAAGGGAGACAGGACTCGAACCTGTATTGTCGTCACATCTATCTATTTCGGTGGACTGTACCTTTACTCGTATCTAAAAAAAACGAACCTACGCATAAATAAGCGTCTACCAATTCCGCCACTCCCTTGTGTGCCCGTCTTTCCGGGCTGTCAGTCATTTAAAGTTCTAAAATATTACCTGTAAGTTAGGTTTGAAAATGTCTTTCCGTTTTCAGACATGATGTAGTTTTGCTGATTTTTGTAAAGAGGTTGGATGATAGAGTCATGTGTTACGAATGCATAGCAATTCTTTGTATCGCTATCACCCTCTGGATCTAAATCAGCAAAGTGTCTCTTTTCAAAATAATGCTCAAAAACTCTTTTGAACTCTTCGTAATTACTTTCACGATCAATAACGGTGTAGCCGTCTCCGATTACTTTGTTCATTTCAATTCTTTCTCCTGAAATTCTTCTTAGTACAAACATTGGTGTATATATGTATTTATGGTGCCTACTCTTTAGATTTTCGGCTTACTCTCTATTATTTAACCATTCCAAAGTCTTTCCAGTATCAAAACATAGCTTTCTACCTGACTTATATTTTTTATGTTTCTCATAGCCTCCAAATACAAGCTCGCGTACTCCAGATAAGTCATGTATTAAAAGCCTGTGAACTTTGTTCTTGTCCATTCCTGATACCTCGCAGAATTGAGCCATATCTATAAATGGTTTTTCGACTTTATTCTTCAAGTGAGCCAGATTCAATATTTCTAAAACTGTCAAATCAGCGCATCGTTTTTTCAGGAAATCATTCATAAAAACAAAATGGTATTAATTCTGTTCAAAAATACTAAAAAGCAATTAAAAAGCAAATAAAAAGCAATTAAAAATATAATAGTCAAAGTAAATTTGTTACGACAGAAATAATTAACAATCAATTCGTAATAAACAATGTTTGACAAAATCTTAGCACAGCTTAAAACTAAATACAAGGATTTAGGGTTAAGCGAGACAATTTTGAAAGGAATCGCTAACAAATTAGCGAGGTCGGTCGAAAAAGAAGAGGATATTGAAACTGCCGTTGCAGGGGTTGAAGATGATTTGAAAATATTCCAATCATTAGCAGACCAAAACCGAACGTTAGCTTCCAAAGTAGCTGAATTAGAAAAAGGCAAAGCACCGGACCCAAATCCAACACCTGAGCCAACTCCTAATCCAGAGCCACCAAAGCCAACGGGCGGTGAAGATGTTCCAGAATGGGCGAAAACTCTGACTGAAAAGCTTGATAAACAAGCTGAATACATTACTGGACTACAAACTGAAAAGGTCAACAAAACCAATGCAGAAAAACTAGTTTCAAAACTCAAAGAATTAGGAGTAAACGAATCATTTTACGGTCTTCATGTTCAAGGGAAAACCTTTGAGAAAGATGACGAAATAGATGCATTTGCTACTACTGTGAAAGAAGCAGAGGATAAGTACCTGCAAGACACAAGCAATGAAAAGCTAAAGTCTAAAGATGTTCCTCTATTCGGTCAAACACCTAAAGAAGGAGAAATCTCTCCTGATGTTGCGAATTACATCAAAAACAAGTACAACAATGAAACAAATAACTAAATCAGGACCATCAGGGTTCCAGAAAGTTGTGTTTGATGAAATCACAGCTCATTATCCAGGTGGAGTACATGTAGATAAGACTTCTGCATCTACAAGATTTACTGACGGTGTTTTGCCTGCGGGAACTGTTTTGGTTCCGGGTGATGAATGGAAGTTCAATGTAATTAATGAAGCTCTTACAGAAGCTAATCTGGCTGGAGCAATCGGCTTAACTACTCATGATATCGTTATTGATGATTTTCCATTGGTAGCTGTAGCTATTGCAGCCACATTCAGGGCGGAAGCTCTTCCAGACCTTGAACAAGCCGGTGTTGCATTAATTAAAAAAGCACTTCCAAGACTCACTTCTTGGTAATCAGGGTAAAAACTAATAACCACTAAAAACTTAACCAATGGCAGATCAAGTAAAAATAAATGCTAATAATGTAGTCCCTGAATTCAAGGAAGCGGATTGGAAAGCGATTATCGATGCCTATCCATTAGGAGAATTGCATTACCGTGAGTTCTTTCCGTTAGAATTCAATACAGGACTTGACTTTAAATCTATTGAGAAGGCAGCAGGAGCAAAAGTAATGGCCGATGTTGTTGCTTTAGGTTCTAGAGCAATCAGAAAAGGACGTGATTTCGTAGAAACATCTATGGGGCAAATCTCTAAAAAGGAAGTTGCCAGAGACAAAGACGAATATGACATGTTCAAAATTCGTGAACTAAGAGCTGCAGCTTTACAGTTCCCAAATAACGCATCCGTGAAGAATCAAATGATTGATATGATTTACGAAGATGCTCCTTTCTGCTTAGATGCAGTAAACGCACGTTTGGAATACGAAGCAAAACAGCTTGCTTCTACGGGAAAAATGGAAACATTATCCAATAACAACCTTGGCGTTAAATCTGTTAAGCTTAACTATGGGGTTAAAACTGTTTCTTCTGCAAAAGATTGGGCTAGTGATGCAACGGCTGATCCTATTGCTGAAATCGAAGCATGGCAAGAAGAAGCCGGGGATTTAGGATATAGATATTCTACAATGACCCTTGAAAGCAAATTGCTTAACAAGATCCTAAAGAATATCAATGTTAAAATGTTCGTTTTGGGCGTTCCAGTTTCCGAGTCAACTGTTTTGCCAAGCGTAACCCTTGAACAGGTAAATGCTGAGTTAAACTCTAAAGGATTACCAACTTTCAAAGTGTGGAATTCTGTTGTTCAAAAAGAAGACAAGACTGGAACCAGATCGGCTTTAACTGGATGGGAGCCTGGTAACGTAACATTCTCTATTTCTCCTATTCTTGGCGCAACTAAACACACTCTTTCTGATGAATTCACTATCAAAACAGGATTAGAAATGTCTAAAGCTGTGAGAGACGAATTCATCTTAATCAAGACATGGGGAACGGAAGACCCGCAGATTCTTTCAACCAAAGGAACTGCATTCGCTATTCCGGCATTGAACAACGTTAAGAAGACCTTAATCGTAAAAACTAAAAAATAATGACTGTCGGGGAGTACGTAAAAGAAAAAATGTCACAATGGTCGTTTGTCTACTCCGATCGGTTATTACAGGCTGAAATGCAAAAAGCTGGTATTAATCCGGATTCCGAGTACAACGAGAATACAAATACAGATAAGCTATTTTACAATATACTCCCCGACGTCCTATTTGCTCCAACCAGTGTAAGCGAAGGCGGTTATTCAGTAAGCTATGATAAAAATGGTATGCTGGCATATTATAAAATGATAGCCAGAAGACTTGGAAAACCGGACCAAACATCAACCCAAACAATTAAAGACATTACAAAGAAATGGCTATGATTCCACCACAGTACCCGTATACACTTGAAGTTTTCAATAAAGCTGAAAGTGTTTATGATGAAACTACCGGAGAATGGACAGTAGGTACAGAAGAGTGGAAAGACTGGGGGAAATGTAGAGATGAAGGTAATACGCAAAAGAAACAAACTGAGGACAGTGAATTTTATATACACACCTCAATTATTTATTTGCCACTGAGTTGTGCTGACATAAACAAAGGCTTGAAGGTTAGGGTAAAAGATGCTGATGGCTTGATAAAGGTGGAAGGGATGGTAGTAAACTTTAGAAGAGACTTTTTTAATTGTAGGATATGGCTTTAGTACCAAGACATAGAATGAGTGATATAGATAGAGTTTTCAAAGCTGCATCTGAAAATGTCACTAATTCTTTTTTACGGGTTCTTCGATATGTAGGAGAGCGAGCCGTTAATGAGGCTAGACTAAACGGTAATTACTTAGATCGTACTGCCAACCTTAGAAATTCTATTGGCTATGTAATAGTTGTTAATGGAAGAATACTGGATGTGAATTTTCAGAATACTGCTGCTCAAACGCAAACTTCCACAGAAGATGGGTTAAAAATAGGTAAAGACCTGGCTTTAGAATTAGCAAGCAGACAAAGTGAAATTGCTTTGATAGTTGTAGCAGGAATGAAGTACGCTCTTTACGTAGAATCTACCGGGAAAAATGTATTAACCAGTGCTGAGCAGATGGCAAATACACAAGTTCCTTTGTTATTAAGACAACTATTATAATGAAGACAGTAATTGATGGGAAGGACTGGATTTTAGAGCTTTTAAACGCTAAAAAACCTAATATCTCCGGAAAGATATACGTCGATAAGAGAGTTACAACAAATACCGAGGATATCGTTATCAATTCTCTTACAATGACTGGTACACAAATGCAAAATGGTGTTTTTAATGTCAACTGTTATGTACCTAATCTTTCAGTAAATAACGGTGGATCTATTGTTCAAGTTCCTAACAAAAAAAGGCTAAAAGAAATAGCTTCTCAGGTATACGAAATACTTGAAAAGGTTTACTCAAACCAGAAATACAATCTGTCAGTTGAAAATCATATTCAACTGGAAGAACCAACAGAAAACGCAAACTATATAAACTTCAGGGTGATCCTGAACGCTTTTAACTAAAAAAAACTATAACAATGGGACTATTTAATAACGGAATTGCCGAAGTTCTATTTGCTGATATTGCTGCAGATGGTGGTGCTGGCACCACATTTAAAGCTTTGGGCAAAACCTTAGAGGATTCTTTTAAAATCCTTACAGAAGATGGTACAACGACCACTTTTAAATCAGAAGAAACAGATGATCCGGAATTTGAAGTTACAAGAGGCGGTAGCCTTGGATTTGAATTTCAATTGATGGACCCGGATGCTGATGCTCTTGTTGCGATATTCAAGGGAACCAAAACTGCTGATGGGGGTTATGAACCACCAGATAAAACGGCTACAGTTGAGAAGTCTTTTAAAGTAGTTCCAGAAATGGGGCTTGGCTTCAATGTAGTAAGAGCAAAAATTACAGGAAAATTTACCGATGCAATGGGTAAAAATGCATTGATGGGTATTATTGTCACTGTGAAAATTATGACTCCTACAAAAGCAGGTGTTAAAAAATTCACGATGCCTAAATATCCACTGGCTACAACTCCATAAGCATAATCTTTTAAATCAAAAGCCCGTCTGTATTTATGGGCGGGCTTTTTTCTAACTATGGGAAATCAAGAACTAGAACAAGAAGAGATCAATTTGTTACTTGGAAAAGGGTATGCATTTGAAACATTCTTTTGGGGTAAGAAAAGAACCTGGAGAATAGGTAAAATCACTTTAGGCAAAATGATAAAGCTGTCAGATGTTTTCATAAAAATGAAAATTGATGAAGAAGCTTTAACCAGTGGAGAATTAGCCGAAACTATTTCAGCACAATATCAGGCGGTAAGAGATAATGCAAAATTATCTGTAGATGCTGTTTACATAGCTATTGAAAGTGAACTTCCGAAATGGATGTTGAAGTATAAGTTTTTCATGGAACCTATTATTAAGAAGCATTTTCTGAAATCTTTCAATAGTGAAGAACTTCTGGAATTCACTTTAGAATTACTGAAATTTTCTAATTATCAAAATTTTATGACCTCTACGGCATTGATGAACGGGAACCGCCCGACCAAAGCGAAGCCGATAGAGTAAAGGGTCTCAATTCCATATACGGAAATGCAGGGCAAATATGTCATCATTTCAGTTGGTCTTTAGAATACCTGCTTTGGGAAGTTGATTGGCGAATTGTACAACGGATGCTAATAGATGGCCCGGATTACGATTACGACAAAGACGACGAAAAAAAAACTAATACAAATACCAAATCTATAAAACTCACAGAACAGAGTCCTGATGAGCTTATAGAAAAACTCAAGCAATACCAGTAATGAACAATACTCAGGGATCTTTATTCTTCGGTGCAGGAATCGACTTGACGCAATGGCGTAATGGCATAAACGAAATGCGTCAGGATATCTTAGGATTGAATAATACTGTTCAACAAGAGACCAGTAAGATAGATTCTGCATTTAAAAACTTGTCACTGGGAATAGCTGGGTATTTCTCTGCAAATGCATTAAAAGGCTTCGTTATGGAGCTTATTAATATTCGTGGAGAATTTCAAAAGACAGAAATCGCATTTTCTACAATGCTCGGTAATGGAGGGCAGGCGAAACAACTAATGGGGCAAATGGTAAACCTTGCCGCTAAAACGCCTTTCTCTCTTCAAGATGTTTCTAACGGAGCAAAACAATTATTAGCATTTCAGGTTCCAGCAAACGAGGTAGTAGATACACTTACCCGTATGGGTAATATTGCAGCCGGACTTTCTGTGCCAATTCAAAGGATAAATCTTGTTTACGGACAGGTAAAGGCTAAAGGTAAATTGATGGGAGACGATCTTAGACAGTTTACAGAAGCCGGTATTCCAATGATCCATGAATTAGCAAAAGCCATGGGTAAGGCAGACTCTGAGATTGCCAAAATGGTTTCAGATGGTAAGATTGGATTTGAAGACGTTAAAAAAGTACTGTTTAACCTTACCAATGAGGGGGGAATGTTTTTCAACCTTATGGAAGAGCAGTCAGCAACTTTATCCGGTAAAATATCAAATTTAGGTGATGCTTGGGATCAAATGCTTAATAAGATTGGACAAAGCCAGGAGGGAGCTTTAGGACAAGGTATTGATGCTCTTGCTTATTTGGTAGATCATTATAAAGAAGTTTTAAATATAATTGAAGCTTTAGTAGTTGTATATGGAGCTTATAGAGCTGCATTAATAACTATATCAGCAGTAGAGGCTTTCCGGAGTAGAACAATTACAAGGGACATTGCCGCTATGAGCTTTTCAGAAAAAATGGCATTAGGAAGAGCTTTAGTTATTGAAAGACAGGCTCAGGCTAATTTAATGGAAGCTCAAACTGAACTTGCTGCAGCAAATGCCAAGTTAGCAAATGCACAGGCTGACAAAACAGCCATGGGGGCAATTATGGCCTCTAATGCAGCTAAGGAGGTTAAAATAGCTACCACGAGGGTTGAAACAGCTCAGGAAGCTTTGAGTATAGCTACTAAGAATGCAAGTGCTTTATCTGAAATGAGACTTACTGCTGCTCAACAATTAAGGGAGGCTTCATTAAGAGCTTTAGCCGCAGCTGAAGCATTCTTAAACGCTACAATGTTGAGTAATCCTTATGTATTGGTTACAGTTGCAGTTGTGGGGCTTATTTATGCCTATTTCAAATTACGTGATACTACAACGGCTTTAGAAAAAGCGGAAAAGTCTCTTGCTGAAAATAGACAGAAAAACACTAAAATACTAGATGAATTAACCTCTAAGACACAGGAGTATTTAAATGTTTTAAGAAGTGATTATGCTACTGCTTTACAAAAAAGGCTGAATTATGAAAAATTATTAGCTCTATATCCTGACTTGTTAAAGAGTATTTCTATGGAAACTCTTGCAACTATGGATTTGGTAGAAGCTAATAAGTTGCTTGCAAAGGAAAAAGATAAAAAAGATAAAGATCTTCTTATTGGTGATATCGAGAAGACGAAAGAACAAATAAAGAATCTAAAAACAATTCTAAGTACAAATGGTATCACCGGACCATCCGCAGAATCTTTAGGTTTAGAATCTCATAATTGGTCTGGGATGACTGGTTATAGAAAAGATCTTGAAGCAGCAGAAATAGCACTAAAAAAACAACAATTCTTACTTGATAGGAGAAATGAATCTGAAAAGATTGCCAACATGACCGTTGAGCAAAGAAAAACCTATTATGAAAACGAATTAAAAAGTCTGGAATCACAATTATTCCAGCATAAACAAAAGAATAAGCATTTAAAAGATGCGGATATCCTGACTATCAAGCTTGGTAATTCTCTTTCCAATCTTTCCGTATCATCACTTATTCTTGAAATAAAAAAAGCACAGGCAGAGTTAAGCTCTCTTCAAAGTGCTGCAAAACCTGTTGATAAAAATAAAGCCTTTTGGGAAGCTCAGAAGAAAGAAGCATCTGACGCCAACGACAATATGAGCGGAAAGCAGATTGGAGGTACAGAATGGAATAATAATATAAAAAAGATCCGGGAAGCTGATCTGCAGCTAAAGAAGTATGATTACTCATTAAAGAAAACAAAGAAAGAAGGAAGGCAGATTGCCGAGATTCTTCCGGTAGGATCTATTGCAGAATTACAGCGTAGAGCGAAATTAATTGAGGATGCTGGAAAGGTTGCGGTTAATGGAATGGTTAAACTTCGTACAGTAGATAAATATGGATCAGAAAGAGACAAAAAAGGTAAGCCTTATTACACTGGTGAAGTTATTTCTGTAGAAGAAGCTAAGAAGCGTGTAGAGGACATAAACCGGAAAGTACGACAGCTACAAGCAGAATCACAGGCCAAAACCTTTAGCGAAGAAATGGACGAAACTAAACGCCAAATTGGGGTTCGGGATAAGCTTCTTCAACAAGGGTATTCCAAAGACTCTGTGGATAAAATGTTTCCTAAAATAAAAGATAAATCATTTCTACAATATTTAGAGGAAACAGATATTGCTGTTAAAAAACTAATATCATCAGGTAAAGGCGATAAAGAAACTTCCGAAAACTTAGCTCTCATATCTAAAACGATATCAGAATACAAAGGTCTAGAAACATATATTGAAGGAGTTAGTTACCAGATTGATGTATTAAAAACAAAATTCTCTGGCAATGAATTGATTTCACAGCTTGATAGATTAAAAATATTAGATCCAGGTGATTCCACGGAAGAAGAGCGAGCAGCGAAAGAAAGGGCTATTGTAAAGGCGCAAGAAGATGAAAGGAGAAGAATTGAAACCAATTACAACCAGCTATTAAATGATCATAAAACTTTCGAAGAGAAAAAAGCCAAAATAACGAAGGATTTAAATGATGCTTTAGAGCTTGCTAAGAATGATTCTGAAAGAGATAAAATTAAAAAAGCCTATGGTGAACAATTATCTGCCTTAACAGTAGAAGCATTTAGAGCTTCTAAGGATTGGGAAATTGCATTTAGTAACATTGAATATGTGTCTCGTAGTACAGCTGAGAGAGTTGTTAAACAGCTTATTGAATGGAGAAATGCAAATAAAAATGCTCTAAATCCTCAGGACTACAAAATTGTATCGGATAAAATAGAGGAATTTCAGAGAAAGGCCGTTTCAATATTTTCAGTAAAGCCGATTATTAGTGCATGGAAAGACTATCGTGACGCTTCCAATAAAACAAAAATAGCAGAAAAAGAACTTGAAGAAGCTAATAGGGATCTAGCCTTAAGTTTTATCATGTTGAAGGCTATTAGCTCTATGAGCGCTGAGGAGGCAAGAGTAACCATTGAAAAATATAATTCTGCTGTCGAAAAAGCTGCGAAAGCAAAACGAAGATTAGACGAAGAACAAGGAGGGAAAGACACTGCTTTAAACAGGCTTAAAAAACAATTCACAGAATGGGGTGATGAAGTATCCAAAAACGTTAGTTTGATTGGAGGTGCTATAAACTCTGTGGAGGGAATAGTAACAGACTTAGGTGGTAGTTTAGATAATGAATTTGGTGATATCCTGGATAAGATGAAAGGAGTCTTGGAAGGTGTTAGCCAAATTGCTGATGGTATGAAGGAGTTTGCTACGGGCGGCCCTGTTGGAATGGTTACCGGAAGTATTAAGATGATAGGTGGGTTGATTAAGTCAATTGGATCAATGTTCAATAATGATAGGAAAAAGGAACGTGCTATAAAACGAGAAGCAGAAGCATTAAAAGAACTTAAATCTGATTATGAAGATTTGGCCTATGCCGCAGACAAAGCCCTTGGTTCGGATAAGTATGACTCAGAAAAGAGAAGCTTACAAAATATCAGAGATCAGCAGGCTAGGCTCCGTGAAATGTATCGTGTTGAAGACTCTAAAAAGAAGAGTGATTCCGGAAAGATGGACGAGTATAAAGAGCAGATTAAATCTCTTGATCGTCAATATCAAGATCTGGTAGATAATATCGCAAAAGATTTTCTTCAAACTGATGCCAAAGATATGGCTAGCCAGTTGACAGATGGATTAGTAGAGGCTTTAACAAAAGGCGAAGATGCTCTTGATTCCATAGACAAAAAGGCTAATGATGTTTTCGCAAATATGGCAAAAGCATGGGTTCGTTCTCGCCTTGAAAAAAGCATGGGAAGCATTTTCGATGATATGCTTCAAAAATCTGGAATAAATAAAGATGGAACCGGAACATTTACGCCTCTGACAGCTCAGCAAATGAATGAGTTCAAAGAGCGAATGAAAAATGCTACCAAAAGCCAGCAGGAATTTTTAGAACAGTATAAAGAATTTTTTGACACCTCAAAAACTGACCCTAAAGGACTTGAAGGAGCAATAAAGGGTGTAAGTGAAGAAACAGCGTCCGTAATTGTCGGACAAATGAATGCTATCAGAATTAATCAAGGAAAAATGATTGAAATGCATGATAAAAGTACCGCAGTATTACGCGAGCAACTTATCCAAATGTCAAAAATAGAATTCAATACCAGCAATCTTCATCAGATGAAAAAAGATTTATCTGAATTAAATAATAAAGTAACTAAAGACAATGGTCTTAGACCAGCAGGATTATGAAAGAGGTAATAAAATTAGCAGTTGAAAGAGGTATTTGCAAAGAGTGGAGGAATAAAATGTCTAAGGCCTCCATAGAAGATTACTGTAAAATGTTTTTCAAAGGCTCAGACTGGGCCATGGAAAAGGACTTTCCTTCACTTGGTCTTTTGAGAAAATATAAAACAACTTTTTTGTATGGACTTTATACTGATGCGAAAGTAAAGAAAGAAAATATTAGGCAAATAGCTTTCTTCGGAGAATCCGAATCTGAACTAGAGTATAGTGAGTATAACGTAGGAGAAATATATATCCGTCACAAATCGCATGTTAAAATAATAGCAAAAGACTATTGTTTTTTGATAATAACTATTGCTGATGGAGCTACAGTTGAAATAGAAGCTGAAGAAAATACAAAAGTTACAGTTTTTCAATATGGTGGAACTGTTAAAGGAAACGCAATAATACATCAGAGATCATGGGAAAAATAAACTGGTCCATAAATGGTAAAAACTTTGAGAGTTTTGGAATTAAAGTTTCTTCTTCAAGGGGATTAGGTGATGATCTAAAGCAAAAAGAACGTCAAAGTTATAATTGGCCAGGTAGAAATGGAAGACAATATAATTTGAATTCGAAACCCAAGTATGAAGAACGTATAATAGAATTAGATTGTTTTATAGTAGGGAATGATTGGGATCTAATGGTAAACCAATTTAATTTGTTTACATCTGAATTCTCAAAAATAGGAACACAACGTTTTATTGTAGAGGTGTTCTCTTTCAGGCAAAGAGTATATGATATTATTCTTTCGGATAAAACTGTATTGAATGAGGTTAAACAAGAAGGTCAAAACTTTGGAACATTTACACTAAAATTTGTAGAGCCAGAACCTATTAAAAAGATACTATACACAGAATCTACGAATCTGCAACTTTCATTCAATACACCAAGCTCTGTAATAATAAATATAGACGGAAAGGCACAACAAGCTAAAGGAGATGTTAGTATTAATACGAATCTACCAAAAAGGGTTGTTTCTAGCGGAACAAAAAATTTAGCTCTTTGGTCATTTGTTGAAACTTATCAAGCTGTAATAAATGATAGTCTTGATATTCCTGCTAATAAATCAGGTAAAAGTAAACAATTGCAGGTATTAGGTGATAATAATTACCTACGATTTCATGGCTTGAAAGATATAGGAATTTATACTATTTCTGGATGGATTAAAAGAACAAACGGAAGTGAATGGCCAGTATTATATTATGATGGAGATATAGAAAGGGGACAGATTTTGGCGAATGAGAATTGGCAGTATTTTGAAAGAACTTTTGAAGTATCTCAAATTACATCTATTTATGACTTTGTACAGCTGAAAACAGGCAATCAATGGGTAAATATTGCCCTTTTTGAAATTCAAATTGAGAAAGGGGATAAAGCGTCAAGATACTATGCGCCAGCTGATGAACAACACTTCATATCAATTGCCGGAAATATAAACGAAATAACCAACTTAAACACAAATGCACAGATATTATGGGAGAAATTGTAATAAAAAAGAAAAATACTACAATTGATCTGTTCAATTATAAGCCTTTTAGATCAGTTACAAAGGCTGAACTTTCCCGTACATTGATGTCAGATGATTATGTTGATATTTCGGTAGAATGTGCGAACCCTTTAGATTTAAGTCTAGGTGATCAGGTTACGGTAGAAGGAAGAACATTTTTCCTTAATATGCTGCCACCTGCAAAAAAAATAGCTGAAGATCAATTTACGTATGAGCTACGGTTTGAAGGTCCTGCATTCCTATTGAGAAAGTTGAAAGTATTCAATTTAGATTCACAAGGAAATAAAACAACTAATGAGTTTCCATTAACTGGCGAAATCAATGAGTTTCTATATCTGCTCATCAATAATGCTAACAAGAAAGATAATCAGTGGATTCTGGGGAATTTCCCTACCAATACCGAAACCAAAACGCTTACTTTCAATAATGAGAATTGCCTAGCAGTTCTTCAGAGGATTTGCCAAGAATTCAAAGTTGAGTTTGACATTGTAGAAGCCGGAGGAAAGTTTGTCTTAAATATCAGAGAGAAAATCGGAAAGCTTTTGCCTTTCACTGTTGAGTATGGAATGGGTAACGGTTTGTATGACCTATCTCGTACAAGAGCAAATGACTCAGAGGTAGTAACTGTTTTGTACGCTTATGGGAGTTCACAGAATATTCCGGTAGATTACCGTGGGTATTCTCCACGGTTGAGAATGCCAGTCTCTGTTGGTGATTATATTGCCAATCAGGCAGCTATTGATTTATTTGGATATGTAGAAGATGTTTTCACCCCTGAAATAAAACCAACATTCAAAGGTGTAGTTTCCAATGTTGGATCGCTTGCAAATCAGTTACAATCTCTCATTGTATCTAACATGGATTTTGATCTTAAAGAGAAAAAAGCTGATGGCTCAAATAAATATCTTATTGCAGGAACTCCAGCAAAAATAAGTGTAACAAAGGGCGATTTGGCAGGCTATGATTTCGAAGTAGTAGACTATATACATGCTACAAAGACTTTCAAATTAAAGCAGTTCGCAGACGATAAGGGGCAGAAGTTCCCAGACGACACAACTGTATTCAAGTTTGCTTCTGGTGATGAATTTACACTAATTGACATTATGATGCCTGAGCAGTATATTGTTAATGCTGAGCAGAAGCTTTATGATGAAACTGTAAAGGAATATCAGAAAGTATCTCAAAACAATGTAAAATATACGCTTAACGTTGATCCTCTTTTTCTCCAGGATAAAGGAGAAATTGGAATTGGGGACCTTCTGCCTATAAAAGATGCTGACTTTGGAATTGATAAAGCTTCCCGGATAATCTCATTGAAGAAAGATCTGTTAACAGACACTTATACATCGTTTGATGTTGCCGACAGCTACGAAATTTCGTTAGTAAAGGAGATTGTCAACAACATTAAAGATCTGCAGAAAGAAATTGCTTCTCAGAAAGTCATTAACCGCCAAAGTTATCTGGATGGATATAGACGCGTTGAAGATCGTTTTTCCATGTATTTCGATGCAGATGGTAAAATGGATGGAAGTCATATAAAAGCAGACACTATTGATGTAGGTATGCTTTCTTCTGGTTCAAAATCTCGTTGGTTCCAACTGGAAGAAGTTGTTTTCACTCCTAATTTAGGAAGTGATCCAAATTCATTCCGGGCAACAGCTGGCCGGCTTGTACATTTTGGAATTAAAACAAGTGCCGGTGGAGAGCGTGTATGGAATCTTTCAGCATTAACAGTAAACAACCTACTAAATCAGGGGTACTATGTTTACGCAAAGTGTGATATAAATGGAGATTATGGAACATTTATAATTACTCCGGACAGAATTGTATTTGATTCACAACCGAATTATTACCACTTCCTTATTGGAAACTTATATACAGCAACCAGTGGTGGACGTGCCTTTGACGCTAACTATGGAGTATCACAGATGAACGGACGAATGATTTTCGCCGGTGTTATTAGTGATATTCAGGGAAGGCCTATGATTGACTTAGATAAGCGTGAGATTATCGGGAAGGTTACATTTACCAACGATAGCCCCGCTCTTGGACAGGTACAGGTTAATATAGATCAATCAAAAACAGAAAGTATCTCTGCATCTAAGTCTTATTCTGATGCACAGGATAATTTGAAAGAAGTTACTATTAAAGCTTATGCCGATGGAAAAATTACAGAAGCAGAGAACAGATCCATTATAGATGCTACTAATAAAGCAGATGCAGCTAAAACATTCGCAACCGCACAGGATAATCTTTTAAAGGTCCAGCTGGAAGCGTATGCTGATGGGCAAATTGACATTGAGGAAGCTGCAAGAATCCAACAGGCTCAAAATAATTTAGCAGCTGCCAAAGCTTACTCTGATGCACAAGATAATCTGGCAAAAATTGCTGCCGCTGCTTATGCTGATGGTATAGTAGATGCGGAAGAAGCGCGTGCTATTGCTGATGCTACATTAAAAATGGAAGCAGCAAAATCCCATGCACAAAACTTAGTTAATAACATCCAAATAGGTGGTAGAAACACATTTAAAAAAAGCACTCCTATTGATCCTTTAAATGTGGATTTTCAACGGGAAAATACTGATACTCCTAATGGTTTTTATGCTGTAGGAAGAAATAATCCTGATATAAATAATATAAGATTATGGGGTGTTATTACCGGAAATGGTGAATGGACAGTATCATTTGAAATGAGAGGGTCTCAATCCGTTGTAGTGGGGCTAGCTGTTGATATATGTGATGTTGGTTTGCAATATTTTAGCTCTACAGCAGATAATTCATGGAAGAAATTTTCACTAACTGTAAATGTTACAAATTATAGTGCTGACGTTTACAATTTTGTAGATTTTTCACAGCTTCAGTGGGCTTATTATTTGGTTAGAAACATTAAAGTAGAAAAAGGAAATAAAGCAACCGACTGGACACCTGCACCCGAAGATATAGATGATAGAATCAAGCAAAACGAGCAACAGACAGCACTTGCAAAAGCACAGGCAGACAATGCCCTTGCTACTTCTAATACAACAAGTCAAAAAGTATCTTTTTTAAGTACAACTATTAATAATAATGTTGTTGCAACCGGAACACTAGAAGTTGGTGATGTTGTTGGTGCAAATGCTGGGATTACGGGAGTTACAGACAGAGGCCGACAATCTGTGCGATTGTATGCAGGCTCAACGTATGCAGGAAAAAATACGGCTCCTTGGTATGTTGATGACTATGGCGTAGAATATCAGTATTTAAATGGTGTAATGATCCGGAGACGTGGCGTTATTAATGGCAGCTATGTAGACGAATTATATAATATATCCGGACAGTTGGCCAAGAAAACAGCTATTGTATCAGGTAAGATACTGGAAGAATGGTATAACAATGGACAACTTGTGTATCAAATTGGTGAAAACGGAATTTATTTCGTTCGTGAAATTCCTGAAAGTTATACTGAGTATAGGATGCTAAAGCTAATTGATGGTATAGGTTCTAATCCAACATCACAAGAAAAAGATGACCTCGCTGACTTTATCATAAACAGAACTTGTGGGGTTAATCCAATTCCGGGTACAGGGAAATTTGATAGATATAACATTTATGGAGATCGGTCATTGTTTCTGTACAATGCTGGACAAAATGTTAATAGCCAATCTAATAAACAGTATGAAGGCTATAAAAATTCTCAGAATAAATATGATAATGCACCAGATGGATGGTATGTTAATGAAACATTAGGTTGGGGCTTTCCTGGCGATGTTTTCTTGATAGAGATTATCTACTTATCAAGTGGGGCACAAATAAAAAATATAGCAATACAGCGAGATGTATCAGGCAGAATATTCATGGAATGTTCATTTTAAATATTAAAACAAACAAAAACTAAATACAATGGGAACAACCACAAACACAGAAAACACAGTTAGAACAATTATTTCAGACAACCGACAAATCCAGTCAAAAGCTATTATCTCTGGCAATACGGTGACATTTAATTACAGTTATAACGTAAGCCCTCAAAAAGCTCCGTTTGTAATTGGGTTCACAGTGCAACGAGGAAAAGCAGGAGATCAAGAATTTAACGGCAACAATGCTATCACAGGCAGTTATTATCCGGAGAATGATACTTTCGACAGTAAGACGGTTGGAACAAAGCCTGGCGATGAAGCTTTAAAAGAAAACATTCTTGCAGAGTGCAAATCTATCGTTGCAGAGCTTACTACTCCTGCAGCTTAAGAAACCAAATCACATTTAAAAACTAAAGACCAAATGCAAACAAAAATTACCGCAATTGAAAAACTAATTGGCAACTTTCAGAGAAGACCTATTCCAACAATGGCAACTTTGATGGTTGTTGTGGTTATCGTTTGCTATTATGTGATCAAAGGGACTTACGAGGATAGAATAGAGGAAATTACCACTGAAAAAAAAGACTGTATTGACGAGAATAAATATCTCGTCTACAGTCTCCTTGAAAAGAACAATATCATTGAGAAAAAAAATCAGGCTCTGAGAAAACAAAAAGACTCAGCTAAAATAAATGATAGCCTTGATAACGATTACATAAAGAAAGCACAACCGCTTATCAATAACATCTTAAAACATTAAGTAACCATGAGAACTAGAAACACAATTATCGGAATATTAGCACTTGCATGTATTGTATTAATTGCTAATACCTTTTATGGATGGTTCAATCCCACAAGTAAGGAAAAAGAATATGCAGAACTCCTTAAATATAAGGATAAACCTCTGTCTGAAACACTTCCAAAGACCAAATACACGGATAAGGATAGTATAAATCATATCCAGATGCCGGAAAAACCGTCTTTGAGTTATGAAAATACTGTTACCACTTCTACGAAGCAAGAAATTCAGGAAAAAACCTTGAAAGCATTAAATGCAAAATCTGAGGATTTACAAGAATTTACCAAAGTTAAAGCCGTTATCTCCGGGACTCTTCCTTCTGCAGATGTGAAGATTGACAATAAAATAGTCACTATTACATATCAGAATAAATATTTAAAGATAGTATCAAGGCAGAATCCAGACGGAAAGTCTGAGGCGGATTATCAGTATAATGCGGAGTTTAATTACGCTAAAGTAGAGAAGAAAAATAAAATATTTCTTTGGCAAAAGCCTGAAACAGTTTTAGACTTTAGCAGCCCAGATCCGAATTTTAGACCAACAGGTATTGAGCATTTCAAAAAGTTCGTAGAACCGCAACGGGATCGACTTCAATTAGTACTAGAAAACCAAATTCAATTTGGTATTAAAAACCCAAATATGAACAGTTTTTCTTCTGGTGTATCACTTAGACTTAACCCTGATGGATTCGTCAGCCCGAATGTAGGCACTGGCCTTATATGGCAGTTTAACAATGGCCAAATGATGAAATACTTCAAAGTGGGAGCTGATATAAACTTAATGAGAATAAAGAAATAATAACTAACCATGACGAACGAATTAATCTTAAGAAAATTAAAAGCTGTAGGAGCTAATATAGGTATGGTTCCTGAAAATGTAGGTGAAGTTCTTGCCAAATATGGAAGAATTACAACTGATGAAAACGTATACATATTTTTGGCTAATGTCTTAAATGAAACAGGAGGATTTAAGCTATTTGTAGAAAATATGAATTATACAACAACTGCACAATTAATAAAGGTGTTTCCCCGTGCTTTTGTTAGAAAGAACTATAACCCGGCAGAATACCTGAGGAGTCCTGCTAAACTAGGTAATCTAGTATATGACAGCCGAATTTTTCCAAATCTTGGATTGGGTAATGATAGAGATGGTGATGGTTATAAGTTTCGGGGCCGTGGATTTATTCAGATTACAGGGAAATTTGCATATTCTGCTATTTCTAAAAGAATAGGAGTTGATTTTGTCAGTAATCCGGATCTATTAGCTACAAAAGAATATGCCCTGTTGACTGCACTTGATTATTGGAATAAAACTAAAATGGGTGATGCCGGTAGTTTAATTGCAGCTCGTAGAATAATGGCCGGTATAAAATCTGGTGTTCCTGAGGGATATTCTACTGTACTCAATTATTACAATAAATTGAAAGCAGCATAGTATTAACTTAAAAAAATGAGATGTTTTTTATCCCAGCACGAGTTGCTGGGATTTTCTTTAAACTAAATTATTTATTTTCATTACGGATTACCGTAAAATAAATAAAAAATTCTAATTTACATTTGATATATCAAAAGGGGGAAAGATTATTTTCTGAATGTAATTTGGTGTAGCTCCGAGAAATCGGGTTTTTTTTAATTTTTAACAAAATTTATGATTGAAAATATATTATGTTAAATAATTTATTCAGAAAAAGTAATTAAATTCGAAATACTTAATCATTAAATTTATAAAAATGAAAAAAATCGATTTAAAACAATTGAACAGAAGTGAATTGAAAAATGTATTTGGCGGTAAACTAGCTCCGGATCCAGGCGAATCTGTTCCTGTTTTTCAAGGATCTTATGCTTGTTGTTCTGCACCCGATCCTAAAACAGGTATAAGACAATGTAGTACAGTTGTCTATGTTCCTACTTTTGATGTTTTAGAATGTGTAGATCCAGGAACTTCTGTAACTAATGTAGGATAAGTCTAAAAATAGAATTTTTATCCTAACAATTAATTCCTATGAGGTTACTTAGTAAAGTAACCTCATTTAATATTGTAAAATAAACCAACAATTATGCAAAAGATATTCATATTTCTAATATATATAATATTTACTTATAATTTATCTGCACAAAGTCTCCGATTTATCTATGATTATAAATCAATGCCTAATAGTTTGAAAAAAGATAGTATTGTAGATGAAATGATGGTTTTGGAAATAGACCCAATACAAAAAGAATCACTTTTTTCCAGCTACACTAAAATAAAATCTGATTCTAGTATGGCAAATGGAATTCAGAATTTTCCAGATTCATCATTGAGAACAAGATATATTATTAATAAGAAGCTAAAAAATAAAGAAATAGTTTTTTATACTCCAAATTATGCGGGAGAACCTGTTTTAAAAATAAAAGATGAAAGACCTTTTATTTGGCATATCACAAATGAAAAAGGAAAAATACTATCATATCCTGTACAAAAGGCAACAACTGATTTTGGTGGTAGAAAATGGACAGCGTGGTTTTCAACTTCTCTTCCATTCTCTGATGGTCCTTATAAATTCTCTGGATTACCTGGTTTAATACTTAAAATAACAGATTCGTCTAATAGTCATAATTATGAGTTGGTAAGTATTGAAAAAATAAAATCTGACTCTTATAAAATGTTAACTGATGTTTCGTATGCAAATTCAAAACAATTTTCCTTGAGTGATTATAAAAAAATGGTTGTTGAGAATAGAAAAGACCCAATGAAAAAGATTAGAACCGAGATATTTCAAGGTAAAATACTTTTTGGAAGTGAACAGAAGAGAAATGAATATATAAAAACAAGTGAAAGAAATTTAAAAATTTGGAAGGAAAATAATAATAACCCTATAGAGTTGGATGAGCTGTAAAGAGTACAAATCCAAGAAAATTAATAATTATATAAAATCCAGTGGAATCGGGGCAGGGCACATTTTTCTTACACAAATTAATGCTACGCATATAAAATGGGAGTATCGCTCCACAGGAGGCTTGATTGATCCTACACAATGCCCTAATTATTCAGACAGTATTAAATCATATATTCCCAGAACTGTTGATTTAACTTTTACAAAGCAATAATTTTTAGATTTAAATACAATGCCCCGATTAACCTTGGGGTTTTTCTTTTCCTTACGGTATTCCGTAAAGCAAAGAAAATGTTTCTATATACTTTTGAATAGTGTTATAAATTCCCAGAAGGTTATTGTATGGGAATGTGATTTGGTTGGTCCTGAGAAATCGGGGCCTTTTACTTTTGATAAAATCCTATCTTTATAAAAAAAAACAATGATTATATTTTTCTGTGTACTGGGAGCTGGAATAAATAAACGAATTGATTTGGATTTACCCTTTTTACCAAGAATAGGGGAGCAAATTTATATTGATGATTTTATTCCAGATCTTGATCATACTAAAGTACACGATGAAGTTATGGTTGTAGACTCCATACAATGGATGGTTTTAGATGGAGAAGCATGCGCTACTTTATTTCTTATTCCTGAAGAATATGAAAAGCCGAGTATTGATTTTATAAAGATTGTAAATTAAAAAAAGAGTACCGAAATACTCCTTGATTTTAGAATGTTTTCATTTTTATATTTTTGGCTTCATTGAATCTTTCCAATTTCAGAGTTCGCATATATCGTTCTGTCATTTTTGATTCAGAATGTCCAAATATTTCACAGATAGTTTTGATTGACATACCGGCTTCTCTTTTATCATCGGCCCCCTTATGTTTTCCAGAATAGAGATTTAAATCCAATCCTAGGCCGTCTTTTATTATTCGTTTCCATTCCTTAGTTGGTGAATCATCCCTAATTTTAAAAGGATTAGGTTTAAACCATCCATTCCGGGACATCCATCCGCCTTTTTTGCTTGGTGTCCCAAATAAATAATATTCAGGATTTTCATCTTTATATGGTAATAGAAGATCATACATATTACCTAGCATGGGAACTTCCCGAAATTTTTTACTTTTAGTATCCTCTCCCTTTAATAGTATCATTTTATTATTAAAGTCCAGCTGCTTTATCTGAATTTCAACTTGTTCTGCAGGTCTTATTCCACTATGGTATTCTATCATATAAAGTATATAAAGGCCAAAGTTTTCTTTTCTAAGTTCATTACATATCAACACCATTTCCTCATCTGTTGGAGGAGTATTGGCTATTGACTTAACAACTTTCATGTTTTTAATTTCCCTGAAAGGATTTATTTCGGCCTGTTCAGCTTCTATTATTTCGGCAAAAACTGATCTGATATATCCTAAATTTTTATTAAAAGCATGTGGGCTCCATTCTCTTTCTTTTGTAATCCATTCAAGGCATTTTTTAGCATAAGCACGGGAAAAATTGTCACTCATCATTTTATCGTATTTCAACGACCTTAAGGCTTCGATAAAGAATCTAGTAGTGCAAGAATATGCTATGTAAGTGTTTTTTGAAGTCTTGTTCTTTAACCTGAGAATAGCTTGGTTTAATGCATCGTGAATTGTAATCTTTTCTAATAGATTCTCAGCGCATTGAGGATTCCATCCGTTTTTTAATTGTTTGTGAAATTCATTGGCTAATTCATTTCCAAACATTATCCGTTCTTGGGCATTAGGAATCTTATTAATTCCTTTGTAAATTTTAATAGGATTTTTAATACCTTCATAACGAAACCATACAAACCATCTTTCTCCGCTCTCGATAGGGAAGGTTGCCAGTTTAGGCACAGTAAAACGACTTTTCAT